GAACGTCCCGCTTTTCTTTTTCTTCATGTATGGGAATATTTTTTTTGCCATTTAAACTCCTATTGATATCACCCAGTGACATGAGTGGAACTTCATCAAGACCATTCCATATCGGGCACACTCTTTCATTACAAAATGGAATACCTCTTTTACATCTAACAAAATAGTACCCCCTGCCCTTATGTTCGAACAACTTGTCTTCGCAGATTTCTTTCAGCTTCTGAAACTCGATAATTTTTCCCATTAATTAACTCCTGTAACTCATCGTCAATTAGTCCCCACGATTCTTTATTGTAATGAATCGGTGGCTCTTTCCGAGCCATGACTGCGACAATCTCAAGAAAATCTTTATATGAAAGTTTTTTAATTTCATTATCATTCATTCTGTTGTAACTACTGATTTTTTCAACACCTGGAACCCACCCGCCATCATGTTCCACATGGTACGTGACCATTGGTGGGTCAAAAATACTTTCCATATATCCATTATAGTATGCATGATATTCGAACAGTGAGTCGAGATGTATGGAGAACAGGTCGCCTTCGTAGTAACCGCGGAGGTCATGCCAATTATCCCGATGCATCATTTGGAAGTCCCCGCATGCGTTAGTGCAAAGTTCATCATTCCGGGACAGGTTGATTCGTATCAGCTTATTCTCGATACCATCAAGAGACCTCACGCCCCTCTGTGTATCGTATCGGTATGCTCGATAGAGCAGGTTCTTCTTCAGCTTCTTCATAGAAATTTCTTTCATGAGCTCATTGCTGAAGAAAATGTCTACGTTGGTGCACAGGATGAAATACCCATGTGCCCGGCGGACACCAACATTTTTTGCTATCATCTGATAAAGGGGGAGCTTTCCAGACAGCTTGTATCGCTGATGAATTTCCGGAGGTACTATAATAGAATGGAAAAGTAGACCATCATAATCAATTATTTCATGAAGCGGGGGTTTGTCGTCTGGTGGATTCCAGTCCACCATCACGACTTCGATAGGCATTTTAAGTTCGCGTGATTGCTGTCTTAGGCTATTGATGCATGCCTGCGTTCGCTCATTGAGGTCTCCACCATGGTTGTCATTCCGGGACGCCATTACGATGCTGAGATACGGTCGTTTCATTCATTTCCTCATCAATTTGTTCAAAGATTTGCGGAATAGCCTCCATTACCATAGGATCGTTTTTACATACTATGTAAATCGGATACTCAAGATTAAGAAGGCCTGATGGATCAATCAAACCAATAGAACATCTGTGCATTCTGGCTTTGAGAAACATAACTGCTGACACATGACTTTTGCCAACCGGTTTCACATGGTATTCACCTGTTTGCCTTCCATTGATATACACTTCCCTCACCTGAAATGATTTGAACTGCATATCTGCATAGGTGATTTCCCCACCTTTTGGCATTTCAAAATCATATGCCACAAGCCCTCTCAAATCATTTTCTTCCATTGTTACCCCTTGCATCAACCAGTTTGAATTTCAGATGATCGGAATTGTCAATATAATCTCGGACCAGGAAGAATATTACTGTCTGCATGGTCATGCCATTATTTTTAGCAGCCATCTTGAATTCATCTCGCATTTCTGCCGGTATCTTGAAATTCACCGTTACGATATTTTCTGCGGTTGAAGCCTCTTCCATTCATACCACCTCTTCAGTAACCGAATTTTGCTCATCTTTATGAACCGCACCAACTGAATGAACAGCCGTCATCCAGCATTTCCAGAACGGCTCATAATCCTCCAAGTGCCTGAATTCGATTCCCTCTTTCCTGGCGTACTCGACGAAATCATCCCAGTGTTTACCTATTTTATCACACATAATATACACCTCCTGTCTTATTTAAAATATATATGAAAATATATGAGAAAACAAGATTTTTTCTTATATAATTTTAACGACACTTAAAGTAACACTTTAAGTCAGGAGACTTAAGTGATGCTTCCCAGCGTCTAAAAAAAAGTTTACTTCATGTAATTTCATCAGGCAATTACTTGATAGAGTGGGAATTTTTACACTCAAGTAAAGTTTTTGTTTTACAAAATACAGAACCAAGTAAAGTTTTAGACCCCCTATATTTAGCGCTTAAATAAAATTGCTAAAATTTTACTTAGTTCTGTATGAAGTAAAGTAAAACCATCAACCAAGTAAAATTATTCCGATTTTATCAAGAAATTGCCTGATGAAATTACATGAAGTAAATTAAAGTATTATTTTATAAAAACGTTGTAACTTCCCAATTTACAATATCTTCTAGATTGGCACGATTTTTGCTTTTAATATAAGGGATATACTATATATAAACCATTGATTTTACTAACTTTATATATATAAACCCACATGTATATATAACAAATTACAGTTGTACTTGCCTTTGGTCGTTCAAGTCGAAACGCTTTTTTTTCTCATTACGTGAACATGTGCGTTTTAGGGAGGGGGCGGGCGTGGCTGAAGTGTGCGGCCACTTCGATTTTTTTTTTCGTTTTTTTTCGTAATTTGTACCTTTTCAATTCATTACGCGAAAAGTTCAAACATTATGTAAACTAAATTGCAATTCAAGTTACAAGAATTGGCCAATAAAGAAAAAATATATGATTTAATCTTGCATTTTTCATATATATCAATTATATTACTTTTTGACGATTTTCAAAGGAGGGTTTTAATGCAGAAATCAGTGATGGGCACCGTTAAGGAGACCAGCCAGAGGCAACAATCTCCAGGGCGGGCTCAGGAGCCTCAAGAGTCCCCCACACAACAGAAACAGGACTTCAAGACAGTATCCCAGCAGCATGAGGATATGGTTCAGGGAAGGCGGAAGCCGGCCGCTGAAATGATTAAGAATGCAGTTGAATCAAAAACAGATGAAATGGTCAATAAGGCAAATGCCGCACTTTCAGGAATGGGTAATGGTCCTGATTTTGACGAATTCGAACAACTCCAGAAAATCAGCGATGAAGACCTCGAGCTTGCCGAACAGGTGATTTTCAAAGGGTATGCTGAAAAAGTCGTCACAATACCAAATATGCCAGGGCACACATTCACAATCACCACCACTTCAGCTGAAGACATGAGTGTTATCGACGAAATCATTTACGATATGGTGAAAGACAAGGAAGATAAAGACGGCCAGGTTGACCTTCCTGCCCAGCACGTACAAACCTTCAGGTCTGCGCTGATGATAGCCATTGGCTTTAAAGGTATGGATGGGAAGGATTATTGTGATGAGCCCATTCATCAACTCATGGCTATTAAACGTGCCGTCATAAAAGTGAAGGATCTCGAATACGAAGGTGACATCGAGAAGTCGGCAAAATTGAGTGAGAGCTTGAAAAGGTCTTTGAAGCACCGTGCGGTCAGAGTTCGCCGGTTACCAACCCCTGTGATTGATTTCATATCGAACGAGAAAATCATGTTCGATCAAGCCATGTATCAGATTATGACTGCCAAACAGTTAATCCCAAAATCCTCGGGTCAGTCACGGGATACGCAAGAGCCAGCTTCACCTATGAAGGAAAACGATTCCAGTACGGATCAGTAAATGAGGCGATTGCTATCGCTGTTTTCCAGCGGCAAAGATCGAAAGAGTACATGCAACCTCTCTTTGCATTGGCTGACCCGGAAAAGGCTGGGGACTTGATGAAACAATATCGTTTCATGGTGTTTCCTGAGGATAAGTTTGATGATGTGAAATATTACAAAAAAGCTGAGAAGATTTTCAACAAGATGAGAAGCTTTGATATGCGTGTGAAACCACTTTAACAAAGGATGTATTATGGGAGAATCAGATTTTGGCTACGCACTGTCAGAACTCAAAAATGGAAACAAGCTTCGTCGAAAAGGATGGAATGGGAAAGGCATTTTCATTGAGCTCCAATTGCCTGATGAAAATTCGAAAATGACCGGCCCGTATATTTTTATCGACACGACCGGACTTCAGACTGAAAATCCCAATGCTCCAAAATGCCGCATTCCATGGCTTGCTTCACAGACAGATATGCTCGCAACCGATTGGGAAGTTGCAACTCAAGACGAAGCATAATTTTTTTGCAGTAGCTACTATTCTTTCTGCCGCGTTTAATGTATAATGATAAGGTGAAGCCTTTGAGGTTTCACCTTTTTCACATTCAACCATATATATTATTGACATGCCACCTACTCCTCCTCCATATGGACAGGGCCCGGCAAATTTTGCCGGACAACCGATGGGCCCTTTTGCGCCGTTCAATAATCAAATTGATTATCAGGCAATGATGCGTTACCAGATGGTGGCGCAATACCAGCAACAACAGCCAACCCAGTATAACCTTCCTCAACAAATGCAACGTCAGGTCCTGACGGACCCTAGATACTCATATGGCGTTCAGGGTGGCCTGGATCCATCGTATTACAACAGGCAGGCGTCACTCAACCGGACAGCGTATGCCGGGGCTATAACTACCGGGGCATTGAGCTCTGCAGCCTGGTCGGCTGTGGCGGCCCCCCTGGCCGCAGCCGGCTTCGCAGGGTCAAGTGTGTTCCTGCCGGCTATGGCTTTAACAGCTCCGATAACGAATATGATAGCAGGTCGCGTTGATCAGAATTTGACACGACAGAAATACATGCATTCCATTGCGATGGATTTGCAGCAGAATCGTGACAGGCTTGGGATGAGTGGATTGACCTATAACCAGGCAACAGCTGGAGGAGCTATGGCGGCCGGCATGATGCTTGATGATAAGGGTAAATTCTTTTCTAAAGAACAGATGATGCGTATTCATAAGATTGGTCTTTCTGAAGGAATGCTTAACCAATCTGGAAGCGTATCGCGATATACCAGAAATCTCAAAGACCTGATTGACTCAACAGAGGAAATAGTCAAAGCCCTTCAGACAACTATCGAAGGTGGAATGTCCATCATCAAGGAAGTGAATCAGATTGGGTTTAAGACACTTCCTCAAGTAAGGTCAGCAATACGCATGGCTAAAGCTGGAGGAACTGCAACTGGCATTGGTATGCAGAACATGCTTCAAATAGGAGCCGCAGGAGCACAGGCTGTTCAGGGGACACCATGGACGGCGGCTACAGGTGCTTCGATGTTTCAAATGGGGGCAGTGAACGCGGCTGCAATAGCAAATGCATCATCAGCAGGTGCCAGGGCTGTTGAAAGGGCTGGTGGTGTTGGGCAGGCTGGGGCCGGAATAGCCTCATTCCAGATGAATGTTCTTCAGTCAGGTATCGGAACAAGAATGGCTGCTTATGCTGCAAACCCAGACTTGACAGTTAATCAGGGGCGCCTTCGAAATTTGCTCAGTGGTAATGTTAGTGGATATCAAATAGTTAGTGGTGCTAATCAGGCTGGGTATGCTATGGGGGCTAACCGTGTCCGGTTTGATATGTTCAAAGAAGACTTACTGAATCAAATGTCTGACCAGGACCGTGCTAGAGCCGCTAAAGTAGCATTCAATGAGTGGCGCAGGGGTCGTGGTGGAGGTGGGTTAAACCAAGCTGCTGTATGGGCAAAAATGTTCACCAATGATCCAGTTTCGAGAAGGCTTGCCTACGAGTCTCTTATTGGCCCAAGTGGATTAATGAACCTTGAAGCGGTTGCATCAGCACAGAGATTTTCCTCTGCAGATATGATGGAACCCCCGTGGCAGAGCGGTCCAATAATTCGTGCATTGGGAGCGGCTGGAAGAGGTGTTCGACGTGGAGTCTATGGTGCTACCGACTTCACTATGGAAGCAATAACGGCCGCTGGTGCCGGCGTGAGTGACTGGTGGAGTTATGTGGCCGGCGCCCCCAGGGGTCTTGTTAATCTTGGGTATCGCGCCCTTGGTGGTGACAGGCGTGGAATATGGAGGAGGCCGATAAATTATGGTAACACCGAACAATTAGCGATGTCTTTGACTGGTGCAAATCCGCTGACAAATCCTACTGAAAGTCTCAGACAACTCAGCTTAATAACCAATGGGTTTAGGGATTTTTCAACTATTAATCCCGTCGGGCGTATTGATACTGGGTTGAACTTAAATAGGATAATGAACCAGGACCCGCGGGTTATACAATTTACATTATCACGCCTCCACTCTCTTGCTCAGTCTACTGATATTGCTGGAGATTTGAAGAAATATGTTGGTTTGCAACAGGCTTTACAAACGGAAGACCTGTCAAAGCTTCATACCCGTGCCGGTGTAGTATCGGCAATAGACGCGATATCTGGAAGGGTTAAGCAGGATCAAAATCAAGCTATGCAGTTTGAGAAGAACATACGAAAAGATGTTCTGAATAGTCCTGTATTTCAGACCGAATTAATTAATGCAAACCGCTATTTGAGGACAAGGGATAGTAAAACGACCCTTACCGAAGCCGTCACTGAATATGAAGGAATGATTTCTGGACAAGCGCTTCCTGAAGGCTTATCAATTTTCGATAGGTCAAGAGCTGTAGCTCTTGCAGAGAAGAGAATACGTTCTCAGGGGCTCGCAGGAGTACAAACAATGGAGCCTCTGCGGTTTGATGTTGAAGGTATGAGGCAGAAGGCTATAGAGAGATATTTGACTCCAGGGCCATATTCAGATAGATTGGGCATGCTTTCAAACATATATCGTTGGGGGTCCGCTGGTGGTAGAGATGAATTTTGGACTAAAATGTATAAAAATCGAATAAATAGAAAAGAAGGTGCAGAACTTAGAAAAAATCTCGCTCTTTACAAATCAGCAAAAGCAAAATTGGATAGTGGTGAAGACCCGTCACCTGAAGAATCTAAAGCTTACAGAAAGTATTATCAGGATAAAGATTTTCAAGATGTCATAGCGGCATCTGATAAAGCGTCTGCCCTCGATCTTGCCAATCGTGGTTACATAGCTTCTGATATCGCAAAGAGGATAGCAAAAGCTCGTGGTATAGCACTGTCAGAGGTGTTCACACCTCAAGAATACCTTGGTGCGTTAGAAAAAGCTGAAAAGATGGGTGGGTTTATAGATAAGTACGCTAAATTTTTTGATCAAGAATCGGACATAATGCGAGAGCAGGTTCTTACCCCTGGGCAAAAGACAACCCTTGCTCAAAAGCAGCAAAAATTTCTCTCATATACTATAGGTGCGGCTAAGGAGCAAAAACCAACCATAGGTACTGTACATGCGTCTCTTGCTGCTGAGCTTGAAACCCTGGAGAAGAGAAGAAAGGCTATTACAACTGGTGTTGATGAATTTGGTAAAGAGGTTAAATTTGCAAATAATGAAGAAAAACAACAAGAGCTTCAGCGATTAAGAGATGATCGCGAAGCTGTTGCGGCAAAGCGTGCAGAGCTTGGTACAGAAATGATGCTTCAAATGATGGGCCAGGGCAAGTCCGGCAACACCGCCTCCGTCTCATCGCCGATTCTCAATTACTGGAACAACAGGTGGGTATTATGAGTTTGTCAAATCCATTCCTTATTCAAAATCGACAAGATAACAACGTCAGGCCGTATACGGTTGGATTCCGGGAACGTGACAATTCGGTAGCTACGATTGTTCTGTATACTTCAGCTCCGGCCATTACAACGGCTCTCAACAGGTCTCTTGTAAATTATCTGGATGATAACAGCCTCACGCCTGTCAAGGCTATCCAGCCGAAGCTTAACAATACAACAAGCAGGGCTATAGCGGTTCCAGGGCAAGTCCCTGTTTTGAATAACAACAGCCGCGGTCTGTACTATGGAATATTCAATAACTTTTCACTGCTCGAAGTGATGGAGTCAAAGGATCCCATTGTCAAATTGCATCAGAACTTCGGTGATAGCTGGAACTTGTTCTTCTTCGGCGACAGTCCGAGTGTCTACACATTCAGGGGCATCTTTCTTGATACATGGGAATACCCGTACTATCAAGAGTTTATGGAGATGTATGACCGATATCTTGCCGGCAAGCAGTGTGTCGAAAATGGTTACAAGATGAAAATAGTTTACGACAACAAAATTGTTGGCGGGTATCTCATGAACATAAAAACTGTTTTGAGTGGAGATACTCCCCACTCAAAGACATTCTCATTTACTGTTATTATCACTCATGAAGGATATTTGAGGGACAATGCTGTAGTTCTCGGAACTAAGGTTGTCGAGGCCTCTGGGTACAATCAGATGAACAATGCTCATCGTGTTGTGGACCAATACCCCTCATTGTTGTCAGCTGCGGAGATTCAGAAAGCTGAACAAACTTCTGAGGCAAACCAGAACCAATCCATCGCAATGAATACCAGGGCTGTTCAAGATCAGCAAATCAGAGGCGCATGAACAAGGTAGCCGGCAGAGCATACAATTACGAATTCAAGATGCATCTTGAAGGGATAGAATTACCTTTCAAGAGCGCTAACGTTGTATGCACTCCAAACGGCGTCGAGTTCAATATCAACGTCCACGTCAATAAAGAACTCCTCGACCTCAAACCTAAAACAGCTGTACAGATATGGTTTCGTGAATGGCATACCGCCGCGAAGGCATGGCGTATGCTTGCCGATGGTTTTTTTAGCGGTTATGTGACAGGGGAAGACTCGCAGGGCGGAAGGGCTATCGGGATTACTTGTCGCGATTTCAGGATGGATATCAGGAAGTCGCCGGCCGCAATGGCATATTTGCCATCAAATGAGCTTCCTGGCGATACGATGGTCCAGTACAGTGTACATGGCATCAAACAGACAATTGCAAGAAAAAAGTTGGTTACCTCAAAAGAAGTTGGTGAAGATACTGTTGTTGACCAAGGAGTGACAACAAGAATTTACAATACTGAGGGGCTCACCGATCTTGCTTTTGCCATGGAGAAGATAGCCGGGACAGCCTTTGGTGGGGCAAAGATCAATAAGACAAAAAAATTCTCTGCAATGAATTTTACTACAACTGAAGTGGAAGGTGCAAACGGAACTAAAAAAGCAAACGGTGGACTATTCCTCGATGCGTTCATTCGAGGCATCTGGATGGAGGCCGTGGGAGGAACACGAGTAAACTCATTCCTCAATAAGAGGGTTCGTGCTGACAAGCGGTTCCTCGTTCCTCGTAACTATGCCGGATTCAATTTCTGGAAGAAAAACAATTTTGGAATAGAGGTGGGGACCGCTATTATGGGTAATTCCAGATTCACAAGTCTGGAAGCAGCCATGATGAATGCCGCCGGTATGTTTTCATGTAGGGTATATTCATGCAATACACCAACTCTCATATCGTTACAGGAAGCAAACAATCCCGGTCTTGAATTCATTATGGATGAAGGTGTACGAAAGTTTCTTGTAGCGAACAAGGCTGAATACGGGGCCCTATACACATTGAATGAAACAATGCTTCTCCCACCACTCGAGTTTACAGCACCACCAAATTGCAACTTATTTTTTCCTCCAATGTATGACCGTCTCAACTGGCGGCGTGATGATGACAGTGATATTACTCGAGGATATTTCAGTGTTATTCATTCTCTTGTTGCAAAAGCTGGGGTTGATTGGGGGAATTTAAAGTTTCAAGTTCCGAACGATTTATTTGGAGCATCAAAGGATAAACCAAAGAAAACGAAAGGTTTACCCCTTACTCTTGAAGAGAGATACAAAGGTGTAAGTGTATATCATGGGACGGTTGAGTACAATCTTGCAGCTTCTGATGCCGCAAAAGCAACGTCCATGTTTCCTCTCAGTAAGGAAAAACAACAGAAGGTTACAGACGCACAGGCTGATATTGACAGGCTTACCAAAGAGCTTGATCCAGGATCTGGTCTTGATGCACAATTCAATAATGATCCAAACAACCCTGTTATGCAGGAAAAAAAGAAAGAGCTTGAAGTTGCGAAGAAGCAATATGCTGCATTACAGGCCTCTTATCAAACAAAGACAAAATTTGGTGATGATGTGGCTACCGCGTATAAGCGCCATGCAATGATTAAATATGTCAATTTGAAGTACCAGGGGCGTGTGTTGACTGTTGATATGGTGTTCAATCCTTATGTAATGGCAGGATTCCCTGGCGCTGTCATCAGTGCTGAAGAAGAGATGAATACGAATGTTTCAAAAACAATGATTGGCATGGTGCAGCAAGTTAGTCATAATATCTACATTACCGGACAGGGCGCCGACGCTTCTACAACAGTCATTATGAATAATGTGAGATTTGAAGATGAGCCGACAGACCTTGATGCTAATGGTATGCCTTTGTATATGCCTGTGACAGACATTAATGATGCTGAAGTTGACATAGAAAAGCTTGAATTCAAGAAAGATCAGCAAACTCCTAAAGACCCATTCTTTGTACCAACTGGTGTATCCATTGTCGAAGAGGATGATGATGGAGAGAAGTTCGATTTGAATGAGAAAGTTAAAATACCGGATGATGCCCTGTTTGTGAAAGATTTCCTTTCGACAAGCGCAAAAGATTTGAGTGAAGGTAAAGATGAAAACATTTATGTTGACCGGTCATATGAACCGAATCGCATTTTCCGGTTCTACGAACAGGTGTTCCAGCATCGTTCCCACCACTTCATGCTTGGTCACGTCGGCAGGAAATGGTTTGCTTACAATTCAATGCACGAAGCTTTCCAGGAACTGAAACGCAATCGCCCCGACCTTCTCTCTGATTACTCGGCATGCATGAATTACATAGATCGCAACATCTGTTCCGCAGATGCTTTCTATCATGGAATTCTCGGGCTTTCATCACTCATTCCGGGAACATCGCCTCCAGAGTATGTGAATCGAGAAAATGATTTTCTCGACAATGTCATCAAAAGTCAGTATTTTGGGGTAACGGAGGCGCAAGAGGATCTTGAAATAGAATCCGGTGGATTCAGCAGTATCAGGGAACATTCACCAATTACCGCATTCATACGAGAACGCCGGGAAGCGGTTGAGGCATACAAGCTGGCTGTTCTCAAAACAGCTTCAGGAGTCGTGTTCAGTGGCGGATAAGACTGAAAAAATACTCGAATGGCAGAAGACCAGAGACCCCAAGCTATTCACCGAGCTGGTGGTTGAATATCAGCCTGTTGTTAACAGCGTGGTGAACAAGTATCGTTCTGTCGGAATATCCCCCGCATCGTTGAGAACAAAAGCGACTACTCAACTTATCAAAGCTTTTAAGAGCTATGACCCGAACAGGGGAACGCAGCCTACAACCCATATCTGGAATCAGATGCAGAAAGTCCAGCGTGTTGCCACGGAAAGCCTTACTTCCGGCCACGTTCCTGAGTACAGGAATATCAAGCGTTCGACATTTATGACTGTCCGGGATAACCTGCAGGATAAATTCGGATACGAGCCTAATGTTGATGAAATGGCTGATGAGCTCGGATGGAGCCGCAATGAAGTATCACGAATGAATTCCGAGCTTGGTGGTGAGGTAACAGCATCAAAAGCTGAGTTTGATTTTTTCGGCAATGCCAAGCAGATGGAAAGCCGTGACAGGCTTCTTGTTGACTACTTGTATCACGAACTCCATGGCAGGGATAAAACAATTCTTGAGTATTCACTTGGTCTTGGCGGTAAACCTAAATTAAATAATAAACAAATTGCGCAAAAGCTTGGGACCAATGAAATGGCCATCCATCGTGCGAAACGTGCAATGGCAGAGAAAGTGAAGATGTACCGATAATGGCAGCACCTCCTAAAACGATATGTTCAGCATATGCTGAAGTCTACAAGGTCTGGGCGCAGCTTCTCGAGACTATTGCCGATATACGTCGTGCTGTTCTTCGCGTTCTTTCTCTCAAGAATAAAATCCTGTATGGGATAGGTGCTGTTGGTGACTTGATTGCATCTGAAGTCATCTCAATGGCATCAACTATGGCAACATCAATAGCTCAACAGGTTGTGGCCCAGACATCAGCCGCGGCATCAGCAGCTATCGAAATGGTTCTAGCGCCGTTGCTTACTATATTGATGTCCGGCCCTGAGGCTATGTTTGCTTTGATAAAACTTCCACTCAATCGTGCCATCAAAGCCGCTGAACGTGAGAGGTATTATCTTGAACAGGCTAAAGTAAATCTCAACACCGCCCTCACATTGATAACGAAATGGGCATATGACATTGGCGGAGGCAGGTATGCGGCTAAGATGTATGACTCATTACCGTATATAGTGTCTGCAATTGAAAGTTGTGAGGCTTTAATACGGAAGCTGGAAGTGGATGAAAATAGTTTTTTGACTGCCCAATTCGATGAAAACAAATATCGCAATCTTCGTGACAACCTGGCATCAGCAATACAAATAACAAATTCCGACCCAGTATTTTTAAATCAGGCAAAACTTAACGAGAATATCGAACTTACTGCTGAAAAAGAATCTCGAGAACAGATATCCAGGGTTAATGCTCAATATAAAATAGATAAGAAGAAATTGACAGAAGAATATCTTAGCGGGTCCATGCAGGAAATAGATACGTCCCTGTATTCGACCAAACTGAAAGCCCTTGATTCAAAAAAGAAAAGGGACATAGCCACTATACGCACAAGAGCCAAGGCACAGGCAGTTACGAACTCATCTACATATTCTGGAATTATCAACAGCAAATCAGACCAATTTACTCTTGATTGGCAACACGTTGGGGCGGCGCTGTACGATTTTCAATCGAACCTTACCAACGCATTCATACAGTACAAAAAGTGTCAGGGTTATTGCTATTCCTTGCATTCATCACAAGAGCTTATTAACGTACTTATTGAGAAAATAATTGAACTTATTGGAAAAGCCGGTAATGGAGCTGGTTCTGCTGTACTCGCACCGTTGCGCTTTTCTTTAGCCTCCATGGAACGTGTTCGGGACATGTTTGAAGAAGCGTTATTGAAATACAGCTCTTCCACTGATTTTGTCAGTTCAACATATATGTCAACCAAGCTCGGCGCCGGGAACGGACTGCTCATATCAGCAGACGCTTCTCTTGCGGCGACTATAACACAAAGCCTGATAGACCTTATCAATGCCGATGAAGAGCTGAATCAAGCAAGTAAAAAGCTGGACTTGTTCATTGGTCGCCTTGAGCAGATACCTGACTGGGATGGCACGACAAATGTATGGGCAGTAAACCCAACTGAAGCTGCCGCCTCCCCATATCCCCGTATGCTTGCGTCTGTTGCGGGGCTCATATCAACAATCGCGACGACTGGTCTTCTTGCGAACCAGAATGCGGTTGTGGCAACCAATAACAGGCTGAAAGAAACCACGAAAACATTCCGGGAACTTTATCGCCACAACTCTGATGTAGTATCCGTCCTGACATCATACACGCCACCCACCAGTCCTTATATTGAAGAATTTGAACGCGCCATGAGTCAATATCCCGACCTGATGAATCTGTTTCTTGTCGGGCCGGCCGCATTCGACGCATTGAAGCTAGTTGTTGGACTGGCCGCAAAGAACGGCCAGGATGTCCTCGATGGACTGCAGCTTGAATCATGTCAGGTTGCGTATCCAGACTTGTTTGAAGGGTCAGTAATCAAAGCGCAGGCTGCTGCAGAATCTATGAGGAAGCCGATACAGTTCAGCACAAGGGCTAATCAGTTCATGGAAGAGAAGGAATTGAACCGGGTTGAGGCTGTCAAAACCATCCATAGTTACAGGATTAATATCGACGATACTGATTTGAAAGGTACAGTTGCTCAAAACTAACATTATTTTACTATTATGGCAGACATAGACTTTATTACCGATTTAAGAAGCGGGTTTGAGATATCGCTCACAAGCAACCCTCGGCAGGTGACGGGTAACCGGGCGCTTCTCAACCATTTTGAAATCACCTTTCTTACACAGGCAAAAGTGTATCTTCTAGGTGATGACGAATCGACATTTATCGACAATTATGGAGGTAGCGCAGATATACTTCTCGTTCGCCCTCAAGTACTCAATGACCCTAACGGAATCATATCGGCGATATCCGTCTGCATAGAGAGAACGGTTGAATAAATCAAACAGGATGAGCCGGTGGGATTGCCTGATACTGAACGTCTTGATGCAGCACAGCTATTGAATATGTATATTGAGAATGGTATAATATTCGCACAGATACAGGTTGAGCCTGTCGAAACTGAAACATATGACGTAATAGTCACCAATTTACCTGTCATCAGAAGGCCTTGAGCATGTTTAATTTCTATGCTTTCATAAGAAGAAAGTTCGCGGAGTATTCGGCATCAAGCGGTCAGCAGGGAACGGTTGTAGATGACCTTGCTGTGAAACCAACTGGGCTTGTCATAGCTGATTTCAATAATGCTTTAGTGAATGAGCGCATATCAAATGATATTACTCAATGGGCTCAAATGACTGAGGAGCAACTTGATGCGTTTGGCGGTAAATATTTCATGCCTCGAACTGTTGGAAGCAAGGCGTCAGGGTCAGTTCGAATATGGTTCGATTACAAATTCAGATTTGAAGTATCTGAAGATTTCAGGGCTGTAGCATACAACAGTTTGACATTCTCCGCGGTTCAGCCTGGATATGTCAGCGCCAGTTCATTCAAAAAATCCAGCGACTCATATGGTATTTACTACGTTGATATTCCTATTATTGCCGATTCGGAAGGTAGTTCATACAATCTTGAAATAGGAAAAATCGTTTCTGTTACAGGTATTGATTTTCAGTACAAAACTGCAACGAATATAAGCAAAATCATTAATGGAACGAATCGCGAGACTAATGAGCAGTATTATAAACGCCTGAGGTACGGCGTTAATGATGGCAGCTTGATGAATCTTCGCAGCATGTATGCTCGACTACCCGAATTCTTCCCTTCAATCATTTCGATGTTTGTCGCAAATCCAGGCAGCAAGTATATGACCAGAGATTTGGTTTCAGGTGAAGACTTGTCGAGCGAAACAAAAGTGGCTTCATATCTGGGTAAAACGCAGGCAAATAATTCAGTCAAACATGCCGCTTTTTTCGGATCTTTCCCTCCGGAAGCATGGAGCGCAGCCTCTGATTACAGAGCGGGAATACCAATCCCTTCAGATTTCGAATACCCACTCACGATAGAGCCCAGCGACAGCACTCAAGATGACCCAGCCTACCATGGCTACCCTCTTTCTCAAGAGGCCACCGATGCCATGTATTCAGGCTTATTTTTCAATGATTACTCTGGTTTCATGCAGCGTTCCACACTCGACCTGTTCGACATTTACGATGAGGATATTGGCTTTTCAGATGTCCTCGTTCCGAGTGACGAGTGGATTTATGGATGCCATATGAGGCCGAATGGTGAGTTCGGAGAGTTTGCTGATGGTGTATCTCCAATAGAATCAATGAACTTCAATAACAATGAAATCACCCTTGCGGGTGGATGTGAAGAGGTCGTTTCAGTTTCAAAGGATATTTTGAAGCGTATTGGTGTGAAGTTGACAGGGTCTTTTACGTGTCCCGCTGTTGATGATTCAGACTCAGCAGTTTTGAACAGTAACCTTCAGATTATGTTTGGTGGGGTGAATCCTGAAACGAATGGTGGTCTTGTTGATGCTTTTACAGGTCTTGGTTTTGGCGTTCGTATAACGAGCGAATACGCCACCCTCACGAGCCCGGTAAATTACAACGCCGTGGTATATCTCGCCCATTCAGAGAGATACGGACAAGCTCAGGTGTTTGCTTCGGACACTGATTTTTCAGACCATATATCTATTACAGATATGGGTGCAATGGCTGAAAAATCATTCAGAATTGAACCTGAGAAAGAATACGAATTCGAGTTCGTTGTATATGACGACTTACGAATCACATTGTATTTGAAAAAGGTTGATCCCAACCCTGATGCTGGCGCAGATGTTGACAATGTTGAGAATTTCATGCATTTCAATTTGCCCTCGCAGGTTCTTAATATTTTCCGTCAGGAATTAATGGATCCAGAAACAACGCATTATGGCACAATGATGAAGGTGTCCCTTGAGACGGAATCTGAGGACCCAAATGACGCCTGGATTGTTGCCGACCTCAACGCTTTTGATATTGACGAGCATCGAGCAAATCTTCTCTTCGCAATTAACGTGAAAGATATGGAAGACCCTCTCACTGTTTTTCTGAGAGCCTTCGGAGAAGGTGCCGTCAACAACATTCTCACCGACGGATATGAGGCATACATATGGGATAAGGAAAACAATTCTGTGGCCTCTACTACCTCTTCAGAGTTGACAAGTGGTGGGTGGTCTATCCTTGATGGAATATCAAATGCTGACGGAACGAAGGACTTAACAACGACAAGTCTTCTTACTCATACGATTGAGAATTCTGACCGATATGTGGTAAATAGCAGATATGGAAAAGTCATTTTCATTATGCTTACGACTTCTGGAACGTCACGTCCATCAATAAAGTATGGTGGCAGCCTTGCAGATGATATTCATTCAATAATTAAAGTTGATTACATCAAGCTCGAAAATCTGGCTTCTCAGCAATATCACGCCAACAATAAGGCTGATGTGTATGTAATGACATATCAGAACTCTGAAGAGCCTGACTCTGTAACAACAGTCCTTGAAAAAAATACATCTGATTCATATTTCGAAATGAGCACGGCAAATGATTGTACAATGCCTGTTCTTGAGATTGTTTCCGTTTCTGCAAGTGGAACGACAGAACAAGTTGAAGCGATATCCCCTACAGAATATTCAATCATCCGTACTGATGATGAAAATTATCTATCTTCAGATGAAACCATACGAATAGTTCTGGAAGACACATCAATCAACACTATTACTGTTGAATATCGGTCGTATCCGGTTATCAGTAGTATTCAGGATTTTTTTGATGGGACTGACTATGGGAAAATATTTGGTGATATACTGGTCAAGCATAAACAGCCGGTTAATATATCGTTCTCCATGTCATACCGCGGTGATATCAATGAAGAACAGATGATTGATGAAATTAGAAGTTATTTTGACCAGAATAGTGGGCCTGTTCTCAACGTCAGGGAGATGATTAATTATTTGTACAATAATAATTACGCCACATCAGTTGTACAACCTATCACGTTCTCGTATTCGAAATATGACGATGACCTTGATGTAGAAACGGGTACCTTTACAGATGAACTGGAAGTGAAGAATATTGAGTTTTTTCGTATTGACAATCTAACAGTTTTAAAAATATGAGGTAACACTATGGCGATATCCCAACCAACCGCAACAGATCCTTTATCATCACCAGATCATTCTGCTTTACATAGAATTATAGCATCAGATGTTTCGGCACCAGTGGAAAGTATTACTGTTGATGCATCTGGTGCAATAGTATGTAAAAGTAATAGTATGACAATCGGAGGTGGAACAGATGATGATGTTCTACTAATATTTTCTGCGAATTCATCAATTGGCCAGATGTCGTGGATGGAAGATGAAGATTACTTAAAAATACATGACAGTATAGTAATTGGAGATCCAGCAACATCATTAAGCAGCCCTCCACAATTATTCATTGGTGTAGAAGATGGTGATGACGATCTTAAGATTCTTCTTACGTTATGTCATAGTGATACGGCATGGGGGTATGTTAATAAAGCTGTTGGTATGGATTTTATAACAGAAGGTTCTGGCGATTCTGAGCCCGGAGGTTTAACTAAATCGGCAAGAATACAATGCGTTCAAACTCAAGATGGCGGCGGAATTCCTCAAGGCCTTCTTCGTATGTCAACATATAGTTCTTTTGATGATTCTGAAAATGCATATGTTTGCCTTGGGTACAATAATAGTGAATATCAGTTATATACATCTGTTAATTTAGAAATAGCATCTGGCAAATCTTTACAATTAGGTAACGCAAGACAGGCCGGAGCGCCGACACCTGACGGATATCTCACTATTAAAGATTCAAGTGGTACATCATATAAAATACCTTGCCAAGCTGCATAACATGAAATTGATTCAGATTTGGTGCGGAGAAACTAATACTGACTTGTATAAAAAATATGAACGATCTATGGATATGGTTCGTGAAATGTTTTTACCTAATTATGAAAGAATTATTATAAAGGACATGAAAGGTTTTTTTAGTCCAATAATTGTTACAGATACTGTCAGAATAGAATATGCCACGCAAGAGCCGGAAATGTTGTATGCCGATTGCGATATTGAATTTAAAAAAATTCCAGATTTTGAAACTGGAAATGGTAGACCATACTTTGGGCATGGAATAAAGGGAAAGATAAACCATTGTCTATTTTATGTGAATAATAATACAAAATTTTTTCAAAAAATTATTGATGAAAGAAATGATAGAAATCTTCCATATGTGCATGGGTGGCCGATGAAGATAATACGAAAAAAGAAAGTTAACGTAATACCAAAAAATTTATATAATCATCATTGTTATACAAGTACTGAAATATGGAGGAAATATGAAAGTGGTTCAGATCATCCATGGGAATCTGTCGGAGCAAACGGTAGAAAGGTTGAATGGGACTGAGGCCATTGCTCATACTAATGGCGCTGAATACGAACGTATATATCGTGGCAATTGTGAAAATGAAATAAAAGATAGGCATGAAATTATTTTTGATATCATGTCAAATTTTTCGAATACTTTTTATATCGATCGTGATATTGTTTTGAAATCTTGGCCATTATTTGATTCTGAAAATAATCGACCATATTTTGCCAGACATTCGAGCGGCGTTGGTGATGAAATGCTTTGTTATAATGGTGAAAATATTAAATTTTTTAAGAAAATGCTTCAACAAATTAAAGAAAGAAATTTATTCAATAATTTGTGGGGGTTCAGAAAAATTCTTCGTATTAAAAAAGTTAACTTTATTGATGATTCCGTATTTGATAATCAGTTTACATTTGATAGGGATATTGATCTTTTAAAAAGTATTGGAATTAATTGGAGGCATTAGAGTGAAATCCGTTAACGATATCATTATATCTATAAATGAAGAATTAAGCATTTTGCGTCAAGAAATAATATTACGTGGCAAAAGAATTAAAGAATTAGAAGATGAGATTGCTCAAATGAAGCAATTAAATAATGAAATAGATAAAGGGGAATAATATGTACCTGGGAGAATGTGTAATAAATCAATATCTGACATTCGCAATATGTGCAAAATCACCAACAACATTTGCTGGTGGTGGTCAGGCTGTTGACGCTGATTCTAATCCGTCTTATCGTATTTATGAAGAAGAGACGGCAACGCCAATTCTCACAGGAACAATGACAAAGCTTGATGACGCCGGCACTATCGGATTTTATTCGGAAAAAATACAATTGACTGCTGCGGCCGGTTTCGAAAAGGCAAAATGTTATAATATATATGTCTATTATGAAATTTCATCAGTTGGAATGACTGAATTAAAATCATTTCAAATGAGAGACGGATCTTACGATCCACTTATAAATTATTTATATGGACATATTGGAATACCATCTGATATTGGTGGCGGGGCAACAATTTCTCAAAATGTTGTTGATATTAACTCCATTTTAAATTATAACTATGCCAGAATTGGAACACCTTCCGACCTTGGAAGTGGGGCAACTCTTGGAGATAACAATTCAGATATTGATACGGCCATAAATAATGTTTATGGTCGGGTTGGTGCGCCAATAGATTTGGGTGACGGTGACACTGACATTGTGTCCATGCTGACCGCGATGGCTGGTAAGACTGCCGGGGCTGCTTCATACAATCGTCTGTACGATTCTCAAGAGGGGCTTGCGGATTCTGAATCAGATAACGTAACTCTTGTTCAGATGAAAGACCTGTTGTTCAAGAGAAATGTTACTAATCGCCACGCCAATGGTAAACCTCAATTAATTGACGTTGGAGACGCGGCTACTGGCACGGACGAGACTGTAACAACAACTCTCGATACTGCTGTCGGCATGACGGATTACATTAAAATAGAAACGTACTGATATGTATCAATCCGGCTACCTTGAATCCGATATGTGGGAAGACGGGTTTGTTGACCCACATATCTGGCTAACAGAGCTTGGAGCACCTAATATCATATCAGGTGCTTACAATCCAATTACTCTTGATATCACTGCATCTGGAGAGAATTTTTTCCTGTATCCGGGTGTGTTATATTATCGTAAAGATGGCGGCCCATGGGTAACAACCGGGGTTTATGATACATGGACGAACGGTCAAATTATCATGAGTGTGCCATTAGCACTGTTGTATGGCACATATGATCTCAAGGTCGTCCGATCTGATGCTCAAGAGGACACTCTTCTTAATGCATTTGATGTCGATCCCTCAACATCCAGCGACTATTACGTTGATGTAAACCAAGTGGCGACCGGTGCTGGAACAGAGGCAAGCCCGTGGAATCTTGCACAGCTTAAATTGTACCTGGCCGATGCTCCGACATATTTCCCAGTTGATGGGGATATTGTCAATATTAAAGGTGACATACCGATTGACACTGTCAATGCATACATGTTTCTGGTTGATCCTGGGGATAGCATAGAGATTACTTTAAGAGCATGGGACAAGTCTACAAATGGTTTGTGGACAGTTACCACCCCAAATTCGGGGCATGAAATATTCAGAATCGCGTCTTCCGATGTAACGCTTAATGTAAGCGATATGGTAGTAATACCTCAAGATACAGCCGGCTCCGGACCATCTGATTTAATCATAGCCAAATCAACTGATAATACTTCTGGTCCGAATAGTGTTATTCTAAGAGGGTCAATGATTATCAGTGATCAAGAAGTGCATATGACTGGAGCAAGCACTACTGAGAAGACTAACATTACCGCTTACGGATGCAACTTCTCATTCGAGGACGCCGCATTTGAAATCAATGAATATTCAGATACCACTTTGGTATACGATTCTGTTATCAATCTGCAGGGAACGGCTTCGATTAACGACTCTGGCGGAACCCTGACATGGGATCATTGTGAAACAAACGTTGTGACAGGTTTGATACCGGGTACAAAAACTGATTGTACCTTCAGTAACAGTTCCATTGATGATATGCCGACAAGCTTGACGGCTACCACATTTCTTGAAAATGATTTTAATTACTACATCTATGAAATTACTAATTCCGGTAACGGTTCAGTATTCTGGATTGCTAATGGCATACTGCTCGATATTAAAGGATATACCAGGGCTGGTATTGGCGCATTCAGGTTTGAAGCGTATTCTTATTATGTAGATGGGGAAAAGGGGTTTTCAGGAGACGGTAGCGAATCCGACCAGTTCATGTTCAGACAATTGAGAAATTATTTTGATAATACGGAAGGCGATTCATGCGGCGTGTCACCAACCGGATATGATACATTTCTTTTGAAAAACATATTTACTCCGGTTGATAATTTCTTTATTAATGTAAACGAAGAAATTGGCGGATATTCCTTCATTAAAGCTGCTGATATTGGTCGTGATAAAGCCTGGTTCATAGAAACGAAAGACTATGCACCAGCGGATGAATTCATAATTATACAAATAGATACATCTACCAATATGAAAAAGCTTATAGTTAAGGATTTTATTCTTACGCAAAACACGGAAGATACAAATACAATTGTTACTGTAGATTCATTGGGCGTCTCTCAAAAATCTTATGTTCATATTAAAAATGCAATGTTATATTGCAAATCAGCAGATATTTTCTTTTCAAGTTTTGATGGGAACATGGATGTGTCAGGAGAAGGCTTAACAATAAAAACTCCTGGAGATTTTATTACGACTGCAGAAACCGGATCTATAGTCGATTTAATTGATTCTGTCGTCAAGGCTGGTGAATTGTATGATACTCTTGGTGGCGGCGGTGGTCCGCCAATGGGGGCGTAATTATGGCAGGTACAGTTAACTGGACGCATGTAGAAACAAATCGGCCAAGTTCCGATTTGACATCTACTATTATAACTGACTGTACATTTGATTCAACAGATCCGACAGATTTGCTTCCGGACTACTTCGATGCCGCAGATTTCAATGAGATTGATTTCATTTATGCCATATTCGGATTTGTTAATTCTGGGTCTGGGGTATCAACATGGCTTGCGAATAATTATAACTATGGAATTTACAATACTCTTCGTGACGGAATAGGGTTCTTCTATTTTTACACGACACTCCCTGGAAGCGAATATGAATCAATAGATGCTCCAGAAGCATGTACTGAAGATGATTTTGAACGAGTTCAATTCTGGGACTATCTCAGCACATTCTGGAATTTCCTTGAAGATGATTCCAGAGACATGACTGAAAATTTCTGGTTTGGACTTGTCATAGCCGGCGGATCGCTTGTTAAGAAAGGGCTGCGCTTCCTGGCTGCGGTCAATCCTGAGGAGCCTGGCGTTTGCCCATTTGAAGATTATTATGACCTTCAGGTAGGGCCATTATATTCAAGGCCAGTATTTCTTGACCCGACACTCAAGTCCCCAAAATCAATTATCAATCCTATTGGGACAGTTCTCATAGAGCCAACATATGACTCTGACCTTAGTCCAATATATAATGACTTGATTGAAGTGCGTGGCAATGATTATGAACAGATTCGATACCTTGGATACCGGAGCGGTGGCAAGATTGTCAGTGAATGCTATGTTGTAATCACTCCAAAAGACACTTCTCTTGATACAAAATGGTTTCCTGTTACTGATTTCTATGCTTCTTCTGAAGCATATGACCGTGAGGCTTGGGCTATAATAAGTGGGACAAGTTCCCAGGGAGCTCTCAGAATTGAGTCTGTTGATACAACCGATGTGTCGCAATACAAAATTACGATTACAGGATCTGCTGGCGGCCCGACAGCGGTTGCATGGACGGCAACATCTCTTGATATTACGTTTGATAATACGAGCTTGACACAGATAGCAGATGTTCTTGCCGCGGTTGCTACGGGGACACCGTGGGCTACCTTGTCAGACATTTCAGACCCAGTTGACCCAAGCGACCCATCGACATTGAAAACAGACTGTCCTGAAGTCGCCAATGAGGATTTCGAGGATCTTGACAGCTATGTGAATGCTCAAACCGGCGAAGGGCGCTATTATCCTGACACGGCGAAGGTATGGAAGTGGTACCCCGGATGGTCTGACAGTACCGGAACTGTTGGTACAGATAGTCAGGGTTATTGGGCAGAAAGTCGTGCCAAGTTCAAATATATGATTGAAGTTGAAGGAAGTCTGAACTATCTTGGCGTTGAGACGTTCTCGATATATCTCACGACCGGGAAGTCCTATGATATCAACAACGAGGTTCTGGATATTCCATATCTGACAACCGGGATTGAGATACCAGGAACGCAATTTGATAAAGAGACTGATTTTGTCATAAACTCGTATGTCCTTGAATTTAATAGAGATATATTTGTTAACGATAGTGTCGAAATTGATTCTTATCTGTATAGCAAGAAAACACCTATCATTGAACGTTACCTGTTTGACCAGCATGGTGGCATGGTTGGTATCAACCAGTGGGCTCAGTACGAATACAAAAATATCCCAGGAAAAGCTGCTCTCAACACGCTTCTCTCCTCTATGAGAGATTCGAGTACGATATCTGAATATCAAAAAGCGCTCAATGTCTACTACGGGCTCCCGGTCTCTCCTGAAAAGTGTAAGACTGTCGGGCTCTTCGAATCCTACGGGTACAAGATTATTGATGTTTCAAATCCGATAGTGACTCTTGAAATTAAAGATGATGAAGAGCTTCATCCGTTTATTCAGAATCATTGCACCATGATTAATGATTCGGGTAAAGGGTTTTCCATTGAAAACGTTATCAACCCAAGAACGTCGGGTAAGATTCAGCTTTCGGGAGATTTTGATGAGCTGTCGTATGGTGACCATCTGTATTTGAGATTGAACAACCGATTCCCGATAAAAAATATTTATGCGAATTCAGGCAGTTCGGCGCCGTATATTGACGTGTACATTCCCGAAGGTTACAAGCCGGTCCAGCATATTATTGACACTGTCTACGGTCTTTATGGGAAATATCCTGAATTAATAATTCACGGTACTGAAAGCAATGATATAAACTATAATGGCCTGTATCATGCGACGAACGCCGCAACTCATCCGCTTGGGTTTGCTAATGTTGTCAGAATAACGCTGTACGCTCCTGACGAAGCGACAGACCCATTGTATAACGATTATGTTGAAACAACGTATTTGAGCGAGCCTCCGACTGGCACATGTCTTAATGAAAGCTTGACTCTTGGGTTTGCCCATATGTGCTGGCCGACGCATAAGTTCCTGTATCTGTATATGATGGAAAGCGACCGGCTTTATCGAGCTTATATGGATTCTCCCATGGACACTATTTATGACGCCGGGGATACATTGCAGCAATATCAAATTATTTGTAGAAATGCGTCAGTTTTGAATGGCGGCCTGTTTCCACACTGGAACCAATACATGAATTTTAGACGGTCGCCCGGTATCAATGTGGATACTGACATTGTGGAGCTGGTCTTTGCTGATTCATCGGCAAAATTTGGACAATATTTCCCATCTGGGTATATTGTCCTGTGACCAATTATATTGTATAATAGAGGTACATATGAATCTGACTCTTGCCATTATTGCAGATATGTTTGATGTGCTCCACGATGAGATAGTCGCTGGAGATAAGCGTGTCTATTTCACCACATCTAATGGCACGGCTCTTTGTAATGTAGCATTTGATGATATTGAAGCAGATGGCAGCTTTCCGAACGAATTTTATTTTCAGGATTCCTCTGATTCAAGAATAATACGTGGAATTGTAAGTTCTACCGGAACTGTCAGTAAATTCAATATTTACGATTCAACACCCGCAATTATCGTGTCCGGAACAGTAGGTTTAATTAATTCAGGAAGCGATATAGAATTCAACGAAGTGGAATGGCAGGCAAATCAAATCGTGATTATTTCTCAGCTCAAATTCGCATTTCCTACGGGGTCATAATATGGAAAGCTTTGTTCCAACCGAAACTCTTGATCATTCTATTTCAGCTAAGAAGATTCTGAATAGTTCAGCGTCCTCTAACAGTATAGATTTAATCTATTCTATTACAACGTCACGTATTTATGTTGGAACGAATATTCTCATAACGGATCTTGGTAATTCATATTTCAACCCATCGGGTTCACGGACATTTGTTTTTGGTGGCACTTCAGTTGCAACCGCCGGCGCTCGTTATGAATTCAAGTATAAAACATCCTTCATAGAACAGGCTTTAATGACGGGTGACGCCACTCTTACATCGAGCGACACTGCAAGAGCGTTTGTTCTTGGTCCATTATGTGACCAGTTCATAAAATTCTATGATAACTGTAACCCTGCGTGGCCGGCGAACCCCTGGAGAACATGGGAAAAGCTTTCTGAAATAAGTTATGGCACGGCAGAAAACCTTGTAAATATGACCGGCATTGCCTCTTCGATTACGCAAGCAGAATGGGACTATGTTGCTAATTTACAAAATGTTGGAATCAATTCTTCCCCATCATTTCGAGGGTTGACCATACTTTCTGGATGGGGCGGATCTCTTGATATGAGCGGTCAGGATATCGAAAATTGTGATGAAATAATTGCCAACACTGTCACAACTGACGAAGTTGATGCAAGCGGTGATATAGATGCCGGCGGTGCTATAACATCTTCTTCTGGTGATATTATAGCAACAGTGGGTGATGTTCAAGCGCAAGCTGGAAATTTTATAGGACCATCAGTCAGGTTTCAACCTTCCGGTGGAAGCGTATCTATTGCTGAAGCAACAACTAATTGGACCCAAGTATTGGCTAATAATCTTGGAACGGTATATGTTTCAGTAAAACATCAAACCCCTGTATACTCATTAACAGGTTGGGATTCTGACGATATGTCATCTCATGATGTTTTCGCATCCTTGAAAAAAACAGGTTCTGCTGCAATAACGCCAGTTTTAAGCGCAGCATGGTTTTTTGAATATGCAAATGTTGGAATTTCTATACCGGCTTCAGATGCATTAATGGCTTTTGATTTATTCATAAAAGTAAGAGTTGGTTCTACAATATATTTGCATCGTTTAGATTCTGCCTTTAATATTTCTGGAGAGGGTACATGGCCGGCGGATGAGGTGATTTCACGACGTTATGATAGCGCATATACTATCACGCCAAAATCCACAGCAATTAATAGCAGTCAATATGCCTCTGGAACATTTTTTGATTTTGATAATACTCCTGAAGGGCCGGTCAGTGTGATTGCTAAAGCTGATGGAATAGCCTTTATATACAATGGTTTGTCAACAAGTGAATGGAGCATGTTTATGACGGGAAGAATTCACGTCATGGATACATAAAGGAAAAATTATGAAATACCCACAGACTATTTCAATTGCCGGAGCAAACCCTGACACTTCCCTGGTTGTTATTGGTGCAGATGTTATTGATGATACAACTCAGACCGCGCTTACAGTTGCCGTTTCCCCAATAACAATTGATATTGATTTTTACGATGTTACTGCTGGAAGCGCTGTTGCTACCGTTTCGTCTGTCACAATGACATACAATTCTGCATCTGGTTTCTGGTCCATACCCGTTTCAAGTATTTCTTCAGCATTGACGGACAGGCATAAATATGTCGCCAAAATATCAGAACATTCTGGTGGAACAGCTAATATGAGAGATTTCTATCTTACTGAATTCGGTGTAGATAACAATTCGTTCGAAGAGACACTGATGAGACTCCCGTTCAAATACAGTTTTGGAACACCCTCATATATCACATGGTATGAAGACACGACATGGGCTGTGGCCAAATTTCGTGCTGAAATATACGAAGGTTCGACTGGTACTACAGCAGCCACTGATGCCACAAAGGTTACTCACCGTGGCCCAATTGAAGCGATATAAGGAAGGCTGTCAATGTTCTTCGGGCGCATATACAGCCCTGCAAATCCAATTCAGGGCGCTGCATACTCCACCTATGGATATAAGCCATCAGGAACAATTATTGCCAGGTCGGTTGGCGATCAGGTTTTAAACAGTACATATGTTACGCGAGAAACCGACGGCAGCTTACCTACCTTTTCGTTAGAAAACGGTGTACTTACTTTTTCCTGCCCTCAAACACATCCGTATATTGGAATTGGGGATATCGTTCACAAATCTGTTGGACCGTATGTATATCTTACAAGGAAGATATCCACACGGCAATGGGAAGTTAGCACTTATAATGGTGAAGTCCCATACGACCATTCAGGTAATATCGAAAGAATAGATAAGGTCTATTCCAATCTCATAGACGCCTTGAGTGACACAAAATCTGAAATAGGCGCCAACATTGCATCAAATGGTTATACAGTATATTTCCCGTGTTACGAAAAGTCATCGTACACAAGCAATACTATTGACGTTACCGGCTGGACCACATCCAATTCGTCATTCATAAAGATATACACGCCAACCAGCATTGCCAAAGAATGCAACAAGTCTCAACGTCACACCCATTCGTCTGACGGGTTTGTTATCGAGTCGAACGCTGTCACGACGCTCCTTCAATGCTCAGACGACAATGTGCTTGTTGAAGGCCTCCACCTGCAGAAGAATGGTGCCTGCACTAACGGAATTGACATGCAAGGTACAGGGGTTGTTTCTGATTGCAAATTAAAAGATTTTACAGGATATGGCATACTTGTCACTGAATCGTCTGATGATGTGGTAGTAGCTAGAAATATTGTACATGGAAGTGCGGGGAAAGGTATTGGCGCAAACGCATCTTCAAAAGTGATTCAGAACACCGTTCATGGGTATCCAGTTGGATACGAATTTACCGCCGCGGGAGCCAGTACATATTGTGCCAATTGTTTGGCGGCAAGTAACGCCACAAATGGTTTTGTAACCCCTCCAGCCGCATTCTACAATTCAGCCAGTGATGATGCGACGGCAACAGGCACCAACTGCGTAACAAGTGCCGCGCTTGATTTCTACGACGCCGCCAATGGTGATTTCAGGCTTACCAACGCCAACAACACGAGCGTCATGGATGCGGCCCTCGACCTTTCAAAGTATTCGCTATTCGCGATTAGCGAAGATATCGAAGGAAACCCGGTCGACAGTACCCCGACAATGGGTGCTCTTGAGTTTGTTCGGGTTGTTCCGTATGGAATTGGAAACACATTAGGTGGCAGTGTTCATACCGCCGCCAGTATCAGCATATCAAATGGGGTTGTGACATTCAGCACCGACCAATTGAACCCACTGGTATCGGCAGGCTACGTTCTGACTCATGCGTCTGGAAGCTGCATACTCACTGAAAAAATAAGTTCCACCCAATGGAGGACTACAGCAACAAACGGATTGGCACCTGCAGATGTCGCAGGCCCGTCAGCTATTACATCTATCCTTCCTCAATTTAATAGTTTGGCAGCTTTCATATTAAGCGGTGCACCGACCAATCTTGTTAGTAGCGATATTCAGATTGAACTTGTGTGTGTTGAAAAAACTGCGACATCGGATTCTTACGCTTCTTTTACTGGATACACATGCGATGAAACAAGAGGTATTACTATTTATACCCCGACAGGTTCTGACTCTAAATCAAACTCGAACCGTCGTCATGCAGGGGTGTGGGATAATGATTTGATGTATGTGAGTGGAATACAAGCAAGTTCAACAGGTGGATATTTCAAAATTATTGGAATGCAACTCGATGATGATATCTATTTGCTGAACGCAATTTCCAGAGTTGAAGCCAACATAGTTAAAGAAGCAGGGATTCAAGTTATTTCTGAAACTGGACAGGATTCAAAAATTGCTGTTCTCAGTAATGTGGTGTATGACAATACGAATGCTGGAATATTGATTGATAATTACAACACAGATAGTGGTGGTTATCTATTTGCCATTTTCAACAATACTGTTTACAATTGCGGATACGGTATCAAATATCTTGCAAGAGGATCAGTAGATTCCAGCGCAATTAATCAGATACGACTTCTTAACAATTTGATGCTTCAAAACGGAATTGATTTGGAGGGTGATGAGCCAACATCAGATTACATAACCTCAGAATCAAACTGGACTTCTGACTCTACCGGACTTTCGCTGAAGCTCGATCGGAATAACGACGCCTTAAAAACGGTTACATTCAGAGATGTTCGGGATTTTCATATACCTTTTGCTCAACAGATTTTGATGAGTTCAGGTTATGCCGCAAATGTTGATCATTTCTTTCAGGCATATATTGATATTGACAGTGAAACAAGGCCCGAGACATACTATAATGAGCCTTATGGGTGGAGCATTGGGGCTGATCAGTACTCGTTACCAACAAAGAATGCTGCATATTTTTCAGTCGGTCATAATTCATCAGATCTTCAATCTGGCTCAGTAAACATTGACGTTGTGGGCGGTATTGCTACATTCAGCGCATCTCTCGATAGCGGAATTGGCATAGGTGATAAAGTAACAACTCCTGGAGGGGACGTTTATCTGGCAGAAAAGGGCTCAGCGAGTATCTGGAGGGTTGTAGACAATACCGGTGGAACTGTCGCAAATTTTTCTAACACTGTTACAGATATCAAACGCGTCTCGAACGCCCTTCATACAGCTTTGAGCACCGATATCTCTGCTGAGTTTGGGTCCAAAGATCTTGTTACGAATACTGCTGATATCAAAATCGAGTGCTACCAGGACGATGCTTCAGCAGATACATCAACAGTCACTGTTTCGGGGTGGACGACAAGCTCCACATATTTCATGACCATTGAAGCCCCTTTTGATACTCTAACCCAATGCAATACAAGGCAAAGGCATTCAGGCGCATGGCTTGATACGAGATATCGAATCGAAACTTCAGCTGCAGTTGCAATTGCAGTTTCAAATCAATACATACATATTGATGGTTTGCAAATCAAAGCAGCCAGCAGTACTGGTGTCGCTTTTTCGTCTGCCGGCGGATCATCTGTAAAGCGATGTATCATCAAGGATAGCACCGATGGAGTAACGCAGGACACGAATGCATATGTGATATATGCAAAAGCAAATATTATTTACGATACCACCACCGTTGGGCTCGATATTAAGAATGGTTACAGCAATAATAATACTATTGTTTCTGACAATGGGACAGCCTATACAACCCAGGCGACAGCCGCATTGAATAACGATATTGCTCAAGGGTCTGCAACAGGTTACTCCGGTGGAGGCTCAATTTCAAATTGTATTAGTGAAGATGCAACAGGCACAATTACAAGTGTCACTTTATCATTTGCCGGTACCGATGATTACCATTTGGCTAGAAATGATTTTGAAGCACTCAATCAGGGGGCGATTGACAGTAACAACCCCACTCGGGACATAGATTCGGAATTGATACCGGAATACAGTATTGGTGCTGACTGTCAAGATTTGACTACGACGGTTCAAACTTTTTCTTGTGGTACATCAACAGACAATAAAGTACTGTCTTTAACCGGGTTGACAGTAACCATTTCAGGAAATGTGGCTACATTTTCAACGGATATTTCCGATAGCGGTGTTATTATTGGAGATACTCTTCTATATGATATTGCGCCAAGCACTAAAACAGCTTATCTAAAAAATAAAATTTCAGATACATCATGGACCGTTGTGAACGATGTTGGTGAAATTCCGGAAGCGGCATCGGGCGTTTTGGTTATATCAATCAAGCGAACATTCAATTATGTTGAAAAAGTTTATGATTCAACTGATTCCGAAAGTATTGCTCAATTTTCTCCATACGGAGACGCTACCAATCCAATGACCGACCTTGTTAAAGCAAAGCTTCAAATAAGCATTGCTATGGACAAAGGGTCAAATAATATTGAACCTGCAGTCATTTCAGGATTCACAACTGATGAAGATAATTATCTAAGATTGTATGCCCCATATGAAACTGATGAATGCTATTCTACCCAAAGACACGATGGTGTATACGATTCGTATGCAAGAATGATTTACAGTTCTACCACTTTACAACCAATGGTAGACATATCATGCGATTACACAGAAATAGATGGAATTTTAATATCAGTAAGTGGGGCAAGCACCCTTTCTTGTATATATGTAAACGCATCAAATTGTAAGATCATAAACAATATCATTTTCAATGGTAAACATGGAATTGAATGTGTTTCGTCAGATTTGAAATCAAAAATCGTAAATAACATAATTTATGATTTTTTAAATAAAGGAATATTAGCATCACTTACTGATTACATCTACAGCAACACCATAGACGATTGCGATGTGGGGATATACTCTACAGTATTGTGCAACTTGACAAATAATATTGTTCAGAATTGCCCTTCAGGATGTTATGGTGGCGTTCCCAATACGAGATACTGTATGGCTGAAGATGCGAGTACCGGTGGCGGAACTGGGGATCTTGATTCAACTACAGCGGAATTTGAAGATGTTCCAAACAGAAATTATAATCTAACAAAAGACTCTCCTCGAGGGGTTGGCACACAGCTTAACGGTGATACCACATATCCTTTTGATACAGACGCCGTTGGAAATGCCCGTGGCAGATTCTGGGACATGGGTGCCCTTGAGTATCAAGCAAAAAAAGTGTTCTTTTCTGTTGGAGATATTACACAGAATTATCACACAGCATCTGCCGCAAAGGCCACCGTAATCGGTTCCATCATTACGTTTGGGACCCCTCAAACAAACGATAAAATTGCATCAGGTGATGTGGTTATAACGGGCGTCTCCACTGTTATTGGATATCTTGGAGAAAAAATTGACAGTTTAAACTGGTATATATCTGATGAAAATGGTGATGATGCTGTTTCTGGTGAACATCTGATTACTATTATAAAGAGAAAATTCAGTAATCTTCCAAGTGCATTTTCCGGTGGGATTGAAACAATTGTAGGAAGTGATTTAACTTCTGCTGAAGTACAGGTCAATATTGTTGTTTCAGATGACAGCGTCGGTCTTGTTTCAAGTGCATGTACGATTTCCGGGTACACATGCGATGTTGATTATTTCATACGCATATTCTCACCAATTGATATTACAAAACACTGCAATGTGCCTCACAGGCACAAAGGGAACCCCAGCTCTGGATCCGAAGTTCTTTTGAACGATTTAGGCTATGCCATTAATGTTAATAATGCAAGGTATATTGAAATTTCTGGAATTATTCTTGAAAATAGTAATGCAAACGGTGGCGGTATATACATACAATATTCAAAAGGGTTCTTAATTGATTCAAACATAATTCATGAATGTGGCGCCAAAGCCATTCATTGTGATTGCGACGATGGAATGGTCAATGGTATAATCTATGTAATCGTCAATAATATTCTAAGCAGATGCATAGGCGGCATCTCAATGGAAGGCGGTTATACCAATTATGTTTGGGTGATGAATAACACAATTGTCAATTGCTATTATGGAATTTATCAAATTAAAAGTTCTGGACTTTCTACTATTGTGCAGATGTACAATAACATATGTCAAGACAATGTTGCTGGAGATTTCATAGAAGATCATCCTGAGAATACCGGCAAATTCCTTTTGTTGTACAACATCAGCCGAGACGTGACTGCCGGAACTAATAATGGAAATATCAACAAGCAATATATAAAATTCATTGACCGATTAACTGAAGATTACACCCCTGACTTGGATGTAGATTCTGTCGCAATCAATTCAGCTTATGATCTCCGAGAAACCTCACCATATTATTTCTTTGAAGACTGCCGCGGTGTAGATCGTGAAGAGGAGCAATGGGATAGGGGTGCCATAGAACAAAGTCAGTTAATAGGAACAGGGTCCCTGCAAATAGGCCCCGTCAGTATATCAAATCAATTTGGAATAGCAACTGACGAATTTCCAACGCAAACTCTTTATTTAAGAGATAATTTTTATGACAGCGTTTCAACCATTTATCAGTTTCACACTATAACAACTCTTAATGCATATCTGGCAACAAACACAATTGATAACATACTCATATATGTAGAAGCCAATAAGACATTTGAAGGAATGTTCGAATTTGACAATCGTGAAGATAGAACCGTTAAGGTGATGACTGATCCAAACGAGGCGGCTGAGGGCCCGGCATCAATACGGTATAATTCAGATGGCCTTTTCGATGATGACAGCAAACAAGGCAGTTTGACTTTTGAAAACATAAAAATTTACAGTGTTGACTCAAGTGGAAATTACAGTCTGAACGAATCGCACTCTGCACTTACGTCAAAAATCATTTTAATCAATTGCATCGTTCAGGTAAACAATGATACACTTGTCAATTCTGATACCAATATCGAAATCGTGAATTCGATAGTTTTATATTTTAATGACGGTTCTTTATCAACGATGTATTTGGCCAAAACCACACTGACAGGTCACAAAAATTACAATTCGATATTCATTTGTGACGAGTCAAGCACTCTCACATTTAAAACATGCACAGGCTCTCTTGATGATTACATGTACAATGGTTTAACATACAATATCGGATCTGGTGACTTTGATATAGGTATAACGTCTTCGAGAGTTGTTAATCCTCAAGAAAACGAAGATCCTGAGTTCACAGAAATTGAAAGTTTTTCAGCTCCATCAACAGTTATGACTCAATCAAACCTCAAGCCACTTCTTACAAGTATTGTTGCCAATACTGGAAACGATTCTGCCGTTACCTTGTATTCAATGACGACTGATATAGAAGGAAGCGATAGGCAATTCAGGGGTGGATTTATTGATATAGGCCCTTATGAGCTGGCTATTCACATTTTTGATCTTGAATCATCTGATGTGCGGTCTGTTGATCAAATACGAATTGACCTTGATCGAGAAAATAAGCGTCTTATTTGTCTGAAAAATGATACAGTGTATGAAGATTTGTATGCAAGATTTCAATACAATCAGGATGAGCTTGAAGAGTTCATACGTGAACAGAAAATCGCAATTCAATTAAAGGCTGAACCTTCTATTCTTTTGAAAACCGATAAGGTTAGAAAAGTAGTGGAAGAATTTACTGCGTATTATGATGCGGAATCAATGACAATTATTGCAACAAAGATAAACAGCGAATCCCCATTCATTCTTGGTAGAATGCTTGATGATGACAGGTATTCACTCTATTTTAATGAACAGGAGAATAAGCTTCAGCTTCTTTTGAATGAGGCTGTGACCCTTTGTATCTCCGGGGCAAAGAATCCGATTAAGAATGTCAAATTTGGCGGAGGGCCAATTTTCAACCTATGAAATGCATAAATCCAGATAAAGAATCGTATCACCACGCTTTGATAAATGATTTTTCAGAGTCGTCACGCTTTCTTGCCTCCGGGGCAGCCAAGGGGTTTGTTGCGGAGAGGTATGTCTGGTTTGCCGACTTTCTTCACAAGTTCAATAACAATACATCATTCAATCCGCACGTCGGATACGTCTCATTTTTCAGCAACCATGACATATTCATTAGTGAATACGCCAATGTGACGCAGCTTACAGATGTATACGGTATTATACTTCTGATAGCAGATGAAAAGCTTGGATATGAGCATGAACTTTCTACCAAACAGTATTCCAAAGTAGGACAAAGGCACGCTGCTTTTGATATTATCGAATTCATTAATCAATCTGAGCTGGTTACTGACGCAGATGGGACAATCAGCAGGTATCATTCTTTTTATTTTGCTCCTGTAATTTATGAAACCGGATACAAAATCGATCAGGAATATTTAAGCTTACCATATACTTCAAAACCCGGTTATGACCTTTATATATGGGCACACCGATCATTCAGCCCATTAACCCTGAAGGATTACAGTTTCTCTGTGGTAATGGGGACATACAACGCGGACTGTACGAGTGCCGCACAGGCCCTTGTAGCTAATGCAGATATCGCACACACTACAAGACTACTTGATTATAAAGTTGTACCAACTGACATCAACTGGGGTTTTTGCGATGGCGGAATAGTAGAATTTATTCACTATCCGTATGATTTCAAATCGGAAGAACCATGGACGTGCCATCCGTATATCGGATTGCCACTTTTCTATAATCAAGTTTACGATGGAGACGATAAAGTTGATGGCCAATTTCAGGAAGCAACTATTGCACTATTAACTACGCGCCTATTGCCTCAATTGTCTCAGAAAAATGTTATTGAAAAACAAAAATTGGCACATTCGGGGCCTGTTACCCCAGAAGGAAAATCATTTTTTCATGCTCCAGGCTTATCATATGAAGAGGATGATCAGTCACAAATAGCCTTTCATATTTCTCGCAATAACGTATACGATGAAGGCGGTGGAAATTATGTGATTGGTCAGGAAATGTATGATAGTTCAAATTTCATACGCGGTATAGATGTACAGACAGAACGAAATCGCCGGTATTCCTCTATCGTTACAACAGAGCCGTACATGAAAGTGAGACCCCTTGCGAACGGACAGGCGATAGATTACAAAATCGTTGGAGCTGATGGGGGTGACATAAGTTTTAGTTGGCCAAAAGCTTGGACAGCATGTGTTAAAATACGTGCGCCAAGAGCATATATTCGTGAACTTGACCGTGAACTTGATAGAGAAGAATATAATACTGATATTCTTCATGTTCTTCATTTGAACGGCCCAGAAATGAAAATGGAAGGTGAAGACACGGAGGCATATGATACTTTCAAGGGAGCCTCTTTAAATGACTATTTCAAAAGAGAAGAATATGCCCTTGATGATTTACTTGGCGGACTTGTTGGTGATACAGGAGTAAAACGTTTTAGTTTTTATACTAATTCAGCAGCCAGTCCTGAAGTTGCTGATATAGAAAGCTATTACACCGACCAAAAGATTAGAATTTGTGGTGCCGGTCATTATTCTAAAAAAAATGGAATGGGCTCAGCGTCTGTGTATGCGAAACTCTATTGTACTAATTATGTACCCGGCGGTCCTGATACTGTAAGCGACTCCCTCATAACAATGCCTCAATGGATTCACCAAATAGACAATTATGAACTTTTCAGACCAATGCTGAGAATACCTGGAATACATGGGTATGTTAAAATCATTAGAAGGGACCCATATATCGAACCGGTATTGCTAAGTGATGGCCGTGAAGAAATAATGTATGAAGTGGAATTTCCATTTTGCGCCGGCTCATATCAGGTCAGAGTAGCAGGGCAGTCTGAATTCAAGAAAACTCAAATATTCAAAAAATCATCCTATATTAACGCCGGATCATGGGCGTTGGATTCCAACAATCATTATGATTCCTACAACGCCAGGTATGCCCCTGAAGGTGATGACGCATTTTGTCGAATAGATTATTTCAAAGGAATGGATTCACCAACTGAGGACACCATTGAAAGCGACCCAGAATCCGCCGGCGGTCATCTGACACAAATGGTGTCACGACCGGCTAATCGTCTGATATATCCTGCGCATCTATGTTATTATCGAGTTGATGAGACATCCATTTTCATATCAATGACAAAACCAAGACAGACTTATCCAACATTTGGTACGTTTGATATTGATATTGATGATTCGCTTTTTTCACATAATCCAGCCGATATGAAAATGGTTTGGAATGTTGATAATCGCGTCTGGAAATATGGAGACAATAAATTCAGTTCGTATATCAACCGTGAGTATCCATCTTATGTGCTTGAGCTTGATACTGCTGAGTTGTCAAGTACAACAGGACGAAAGCAGGATGAATATGCTGGGATTCCTGATATTAAACGATGGATTTATTCAAAAGTGTCAGCGTTTTGTCATACCGCATACTGGCCACCCGCAACAAGCAATGAAGATTATACGGATGGGACCAGGTACAAACCAACTGAAGAATCTCTGTCGGATGTGATAATTGAAGTATGGGATACTGCTTACCCAGTCAATGGTTCAACAAGGGCAATGTGGCGACCGTTTTCAATGACTCTGTATGACAATAAGAAATACACTGCTAAAACCCTTGTCTCAGGACTTCATGCAGCAGTTTCAAAAGTTTTAGTGCATAATAATCTTTATTTTGTCATATTGGAAAAATACGACTCTTCAGCAATTGATTATGGATTAACAGACGAAGAGGCAGCTGAAGTTGATGAAAAATCAAACCTCGTCATGTATGACAGTGAAACTGGAAGAATGTATCATGTTGCCTATGTGGAGCAGGACACCGTCTACCCGAACAATACACGCTTAAAGGTGTATTTCACAACACCAAGCGCCTCATACAATATCACTGACGGCTCTGGCATACCAGCAAATATATATGACTGGGAAGGGCCCGTTTCCCTTCATAAGCCCTATTCGAAATTGAATAAGAAAACTGATTTTGAGTTTAAGAGCTGTGAAACACAGTTTTCATCTTCAGCTGTGGATACGCTTTTTAAAACAAGACACATGGATTTTGGATCAAGGGGTGACGATAGCGATTTTGATAGATATGTGGATGAAAACAGCAAAATATATATTCGAATAAGACCTTTAAAGGCGAGAACCTACCCGGTTTCCTATGGGAATTTTGGGACCGGATCGGATACCATGCAGTATATTGATAGTAGGGTTACCGGTGTAGTAAATGATTATACAAATATGCCATGGTGGAATCCGATAACGCCCCCTTCAGGAGACTGGGATGACGGCCTTGACTGGTCTAAGATCGACATTGTAGAATATATACGCAGGTTCGGTTTGAGCTATTTTTCACTCCTTTCCAGATGATATTATGATATCAAATCTTCGATCCAGCCCGATACAAGGATTTATTACCGACAGTGCCGGTAATGTCATTCGTAATACTACAATTTCAATAGCCAGAAACGACCCTTCCGGGTCAGTTACTGTTGACTCTGTATCATCTGACGATCAAGGATATTTTGTCAGTTCCCCACTACCAAATGGAACCTACGATATAATAGAGTCAGGCATTGTCACTTCAAGAATTATTCATACGCCTGACCGTGTATCAATTCCAGCATTCAAGGCTGATGCATACAACTATTTTGATTCTGATATTACTCCTTTTTCTACCCTTGTTGAAGAAGAGCGTCTGCAGAAATACAAGTATTTTCTTCAGATAGAGCCGGAGAGCATGAGTGTTGACCTTCTTGGTAGCTCATTTCCAATCTATAATAAATTGTTATCGAGTCTGCATGATGACGACAGTGACTTGTATGAGTTATCTCAATTTTTTGGATTTTCAGCCAATGCTAGAATCACAATTCCACGTTTTGATATAGAATATTACCAACCTCTTACCGCTTCGCAGACAGCGTACCGAAGAATTAAATGGGCCGGTGTTCCCGGCATACGGTTCAAGTCAGATTCAAAACTCGTCGTACCTCTCGATTATTTTTCGATCACAACAAACAATCCATTTTTGATCTCAAAAGAGGGCGACGAGTTTTCTACTGACGAAGTTGAAATGCAATCAAGCAACGCTTATACGTTCACAATTACCGGGGACGCGAGTGTTGCTGATTATTTAACGATATACAACAATGTTGGGATTGGAGACATTCTTAAAGTCGTTTTTGACGACACTCCAGACGTGACATGTTATGGTATCGTTCTATCAAAAACTATTTCAGGAAGCGCGTATAATATCGCTCTTGAAAAATGGAATAGTTCAAGATTTACGAGTGGTACAGCTCCTGTTGCTGGAACTGATGTTCTAAAAATCAGAGCGTATCATGGCATATTCCAGGGGATGGCATCATTGTCATCAACGGTGAGTGATTACTTTACTGTTGCTGAGAATTTGTATCAGCAAACTGTTGGAACTGAATTGTATAACTATAGTGGAAGGTATATTTAATGGACATTTCGAACGCTTCTCGTGAGCAGAAGGCCTCAGCGGCCGTAGCTTTTCTTTCAAAGAATCCAGAACTCGCTCCTGATGGAACTCAAAAAGAGCTTGAAAAGCTCATCAAAATTAATTCCGAGGGAATGGATATTGTCAAACAAATTCAGTCCATAAAGGCACAAATGGAAGCTCTCGATGCTGAGCTTGGTCAGAAGCTTGGCGGAGCAAAAATGCTTTTTGAACTTATTGGGGAAAAAATGACCCCGGAACAGATTGATGAGTTTGCCAGTAAGTTCGAACCGAAACAGTTTCAGGTTCCTGAAAATGCACCAGCCGACATGGCTGGCGCAACAGCTCCTAAATCGACAATTATCACGCCACCTCAAGGGTTGGTAAAATGAGACGTGTCAATATCGTTACTGGAATTAAGCAAAGGATTAATGAAATACTCGGTCAGGGAACTGACGGTGACCTGACCGCGTGGTCTATTCAATCAGCAATGCTCAGTAATTTTGAAAGGATTGCCAAAGCGCTCAATTCAGGATCAAGTATAGGTAAAATTCTATCAGGACTTACAGTTACAAATTCCGGATTGGTTGTTACTGTTGCGTCTGGATATGCCGTTACCCTAAATGGTGGAATTATATCGCTTGAAAGCTCACTTGAAAAGGATTTAAGTGGCGATCTGACTGACGATGCTGACAATTATTTGTGTCTAAGATATAGTTTATCATCTGTTGATAATACACTTTCATATGGAAAGTTTACACCGCTTATTGGGGCAGCAAATGAGCAAATAGTTTTTGATGAACTTGGATTCGCATCATCACCAGTTAATAGCAACATTCTTGAAGTAAAATCATCAATATCACAAATACAAGCAGATCATGATTTGGTTCATATTGCCACAATAACAATGGCGAGTGGATCAATTACAGGAATAACAAGAAGTGGCGCATCTAGAGGGCAAGTTATTGTTGTTGGCGGAAGCGAGCTAACGATAACTTCTGGCAACGATTTTCATCTATCATTTGGAACAGTTCTTCAAGATACTGCTGAAGAATGGAGCGACGGGACCCCGAATTATTATACTGCAAGAACAAATGGTTTTCGTCAGATATCATGGAAAATTTCTTTGCAAGACTCTTCAAATTGGGCAGTTCAAGAATTTTGTAAAACGTACATATGTATCAATGACAATATTGATTCCAATTATTGTTTTAAGGGGTCATATAGAGGTTTTGCAAACAATGCTGAGGGTGTTATAGAGAGAGAATCTATTGGTAGTGCTCTTGTATATCTATCAGCCGGCGATTATGTTAAATTGAATATTTATCAAAATTCAGGAAATAATCAGACAATTCCAGCTTCAAATAATAACGATCGTTATTTGACTATATCAACAATAACAGACTATTAAAGGGAGTTATGATGCATTACGCACTGAAAAACAGGTATCCAATCGAAACAGACCGTCAGGTCAAGACGGCCTGTGTCTATTTCAAGAAGAACCTGCATCGGTTCTCCCCTAACGACCGTGTAACCGCGGCGTGTAATATCGAGAAACGTGCTGCCGACCTCGGCGTTGCCTTGTCGGAAGACTGGGTAACCAACTATTCACGCCCTTTGAAAGAGGGGTCTCCAATTTCGCCCGATTTCAGGCGTTCTATGGAAATGCGTAAACAGGCCTGTCTTACCCATAAAGTGAAAGTAAATGTTGGTGGCAAGCAGGTTGAAGGAACTGGCGTTGTTGAAGCCCTCGTAAAGCAGGCGTCAGATCTTTCCCCTCTTGAGGTCCTCAGCGCTGTTCAGGAGTTTGATAAGCTGGCAAATCTGGAACATCATTATGATACTCTCATCCCTGACCCGTACATGGCTGTGTTTGGTGGCTATACAAACCCGGAATACGACGCGGTGAAGCTGGCGGGTGATAAGACCCAGTATGACCTTACGAGGGCCTCACGAACGCCTGAGACGCTGGAGAAGGTCGCCAAGTCACTTGGGAAGAAGTTCGCCGACGCTTTCGGTAAGGACCCTTTGGGTACTGTTTCAGCATTAGGTGCAGCTGAGAGGGCTGCCCTTGGGGAGGTAATATGAATTTCAAATCATTGACCAAAAGCACCGGCAAGAAACGTGGCCTCGGCGCACTCATCGTCATGATCCCCATGATCGTGAAGTACGTCATCAGGATATCAAACGCTCAGGCCGGAACCGATTTTGAGATCGATGACGACCTTCTGAATATCCTGTTCGGTGTCGGCACTGTTATCTGGAGCGGAGGGGTAATTCATGCATACCTACCGAAGGTGCTGAAAGTCACAACCGTCATCGAGCGGTCGCTCGAAACATTTAATGAATGGGCTAAGAAGAAGCTCGGGAAGGAAAAAAAATGAACAAGCAAGCCTTATTGGAAGAGGTTCGGCAGGCAGCATTCGAGGATGAAATGAACAAGCTTGCCGAAAGCGATGATGAAGTCGTTTCTCGTATGGCTCGCCTGGGCCGTGGTCTCAAAAGCGGAGCCGGTAAAGGCAAAGGAATGCCGGGTGGTATGCGTCGCAACAAGAATGAAGAAGAGTGCGAAGCTGACGGTCCTGGTGGCGGAGAAGGAAAAGGGTCTGGTCAAGGTCGTAATAGAACAAATTAGATTTTCCTTTGCCTTAACCATTACCTTGGATGTATAATGTTGTCAAGGAGGATGATGTTATGCCAACAAAAGAATCTGTAGCAAAATATGGATCGTATAAAAACGATCAAAGGGTTTGTCCAAGTTGTAAAAAAACATTTTTTACTCAAAAATGGAATAAGCAAAAATTTTGTTCTATAAAATGTGGGTTAAAACCTAGGCACGTATTTTATGAATCGAGAAAATGCCCACAGTGTAGGGTGATTTTTCAAATTGAAAAATGGAAAAAAAAGAAATTTTGTTCTTTTGAATGTGGTATTGAATTTAATAGGGGTAAAAAAAAGAAAGGTCGAAAAAAAAGTTCTAATAAATTTAAAAAATGGCGACCACAACTGGTAACGTCAAAAGGAAGAAGAATATACATACATCGATATTTAATTGAACAAAAAATTGGAAGACAATTAAGTTCAAATGAGACAGTGCATCACATTGATTTGAATAAAGAAAATAATAACATTGAAAATCTTTGGTTATATAAAAATGAAAGCGATCATATAAAAGGGCATCATTCCATAGAAAAATTAATTGTTTCACTTTTGCAAAAAGATATTATAGAGTTTATTAATGGGTCCTATCTATTAAAGAGAGCAATAACGTGAATCATTTATTCAAAAGCACCGGAAAAAAGCGTGGCAGGTGAAAAGGATCATTAAGTGCCATCACAACTCTCACAGCGTCTCATGAACGCCTACATGGGCGGAACTCCTGAAGACATCGAATCTGTCCGTCGGGAGATTTCTGATTTTCAAAAGTCTCACTTGACGGCTAAAAAAAGAGATGTGATACAGCTTAATACCGTTCTCAATAACGAGAAGGCGTCAGTAATCAAAGTCTATGATTTTCTCAATAAAGCGCTTGGTACTGACTGGTGGGAATGGGAATGGGAAACGATTGAGAAGATGTTGTTCATCAAATACGGCGTCGCTCTCGAGGATGTGAACCGTGACAAGATTCAGGCTATCAGGCACCTCTGTCAGAGCGACCGGGCATTTCATGACTGGTTCGAGTTCAATCAAATAGCTCTGTCATTTGCCGGGGCTATAGCCGATTTTGAGATGTTGAGAAAACCATCTCCTGGAATGGTTATCAATACTTTCAAGGCAATGATTCATATCAGACCTGACCGTGAAGGTTTTTTTGGTGATGATGTTCTCAAATATGCCAGCATAGCTTTGATTGATGATGGGCTGTATATTCCGCCACCATCAATTTTACTTCTGATTAAAAAAAGAATGTCCAAACTTGTTTCTGAAGAAACGAAAAAGAACTGGCTGAAGATACTAAAGCGATACAATGAGATTGTAACTGAAAAAGATACTGTGATAAAAGAAGAAATGGTTGATATTCAAGCCAAGCGGCTTGTAAATGCAGAAGCAGCGGCTTTAACATACTTTGAATAGAAAGTAGACATAATGGCTGATTTGTCAGGACAGGGGCTGGTTACCGCGGCCACCAGTACAAGTACTTCTACCACTACGCCGGTTACGTTTCATCGTGGTTCTATCAAGTACGATAGCCCGTTTCTTGATATGACATCCACGTTCCTTCCTAAGACCATCAAGAGTCTCATATCATTTATTGCTTCTTTTGTTCTTGGCGATGGTCTGATATCACAATGCGTCAATAAGATGTCTGAATATCCCATCACCGACCTCATATATGGTGATGAGGAAAAGCCGGCTAATCTGGAAAATGACAAGACTGTCGATAAGTGGAAAAAACTGTTTGAAGATCATATGAAAATGACTCGCGTTCTCAAACAGTGTGGAATGGATTATTACGCTTATGGCAATTCGATAATGTCAATTCACTATCCGTTCAAACGCATGCTGAAATGCCCAAAATGCAATGAAGAGCATACGGCGGAAGGTCTCAACGCTTCTTTCAAGAATTTCAAGTTTGTCGCGAAGTGCATCAAAAAAGACTGTGGATACAACGGGGTAATGGAAGCCCGTGATGTGAACAGTCGAGAGATGTCCAAGATGTCTATCATTTCCTGGGATCTCACATTTATTGACATTAAATACAATCCCATTTCTGACGACCATTTCTATTACTATACTATACCGCCATCTATTGCTACAGCGGTTCGTCAGGGGGATATGGATATTGTCAGCACTCTCAGGCTTGAAGTTATTGAAGCGGTTCAGAAGCGTAAGCAGCTGAAGCTTCTTTCAGACAACGTGTATCACCTCAAGCGCCCAGGGCCCCAATATCTCATACCCGGTCAGAGAGGTTGGGGAATACCCGCGGTTATGCCTGTTTTGAAAGACATATTCCACGTCAGGGTTCTTAAGAAGGGCAACGAGATGATTGCGTTTGATCATATCGTGCCTCTTCGAATTCTGTTTCCAATGTCTCAAGGCGATGTCAGTCCTCATGCCATAATGAACCTTGGTAGCTGGAGAACCAAAGTCGAGGATGAGATACGAAAGTGGAGAGCAGACCCGAACTACGTGTCAATCGTACCGTTACCTCTTGGAATGCAAAATTTCAGCGGCGATGCAAAACTACTTTTGATTTCTCAAGAGTTGAAATTCGTTGAAGATGATATCATTACCGGTGTTGGGATGATACCTGAAATTATTCGTGGTGGAGCATCATGGTCTGGAAGTAACGTATCCCTGCGTGTTGTTGAGAACACGTTTCTCAATCATCGTAATGATATGATCGAGTTTATAGACTGGGTGAAGAATAAGACTTCAGCCTATTTCAGTATACCGACAATTGATATCAAAATGTCAGACTTCAAAATGGCTGACGATCTTCAGAAGAAGGAAATGATGATGAGAAACGCAGGGGATGACCCGGCGACATCGCTTATTTCCCGTACATCCATGCAAAAAGAGCTTGGTCTTGATCCTGAGAAAGAATACAATCTCAAAGAGCAGGAACTCAAGAGAATGATTGAAATGAAGGTCAAAGCCGCTGAAGGTGAGGCTGAGGCTGCTGGTGGTGCCACAGTTGTAAATGCGATGTATGCTGCTGATGCTGAGCTTGCCAATCGTAGCCGTATGGAACAAAACGAGCGAGAGTATCAGGCTACTCGTGAGCAGCAGATTGAAGAGCAGAGAATGATGAACGCTGAAGGGGTTGCGCAGGAAACTGCCGCACTTAGTCAGCAGAGAGGTATGGATCCGGGCAAAATCTCAGTTCCGAACCTGATAATGATTATTACACAGCGATTTGCAAGACTTGCTGATATTAATCCTGAAGAATTCAAGATTAGAATGCTTGCCATGAAGAATTCCATGCCATCTCTCTATCAGGAGGTCTATTCGAACCTGAAGGAGATGAATGTTATTCTTGCAGATACAAAACCAGATATGGAGACTGTCCAGAAATACACACCTGGGCAGATACCTTCAACAACTCAGGGGGACACGTATGGAGAAGAGCCGCCAGGTCCGGCGGAAGCTGGAGTTGATATTGCAGCTCTTCCTGAACAGCGACCGCCTGGGTCGAAAGTGAGTTCGCAGATTTAACCAGCCTGTTGCTGGCCACGCACCTTTTCTATTCTTCTTGAGGTGCGACCTCCGGCCCCTCCCGTTTTCCCTCGGGAGGGGTTTTTTATGGGCAAAGGGTTTGCCAACCTGATGGATAAAAAGGAGAGAAATCATTCCCTCCAGTCAATCTCCATTCTCGCGATGAATTTGTCAGCCATATCGACTGGGTCGGTTTTCCTCTTTCGTCTGCTACCACCGTCTACATAATCATCTATTAGAAGATGTGGAAGAAATTGCGCATTAAAATAGAATTGGTTATAAAAATATTGTGACATAATGAATTCCTCCGACGGAAATAGACAAGAGCGAATTCTCTTGTCTATTATAGTTATACCATATTTTCTTCTATTCTAACGGGTAAAAAAAAGCCCTTCACAGATATGTCAGTATCTGTGGAGGGCAGCCGGTTAACGGGCCTTTCGGACCGGGGGATTTACGATTCCCCAACGCCATTTTTTAAGCGATTACGAAGCCCCATCTCATGAATGGTATCATGCCATTCAAATCGCCGAAATTCATCAGGTTTTGACAGAAATTCTTTTATAGTTGGATTTCCTTCCCCGGGAAGTTTGTATATAATAAAAATATTATAATCATTAGCAAACTTTTCAATATCTTTGGGGATTTTAATAATATGAGGTTGACATTCATCAACCATCTTAACTAATTCTTCAGCCGCGTCATCAGACTCTTCATAAATGTGGCATTCGTATTTTATTGTTTTTGTGATAAGGGCTACCATTATTTCCTCCGACGGAAATAGACAAGAGTGAATTCTCTTGCCTATTATAGTTATACCAGATTTTCCGTTAGTCTAACGGCTAAAAAAATGTTGTAACCAAAATAAAAAAAGGCGGGGCAGACGTATCCTGCCACCCCGCCACTTATTGAATAAATCAACAGTTCAAGTGTTGGTATTCATTACGAATTTTTTTTCACCTCTTGACTATCGACGTACCGAGCATAAACATCATGCCTGTGTCTTACCACTGGACTACCCGCCATCGAGAAACCAAAAATGATTTTTGATTTCTGGATGGCGGGGAGAGATTTGAACTCTCGTTACAGGTGTTAGTGTCGGCATCAAAAGTTTTTGAGGTTATAAACCTGAACATAGGACGCAATAACATGAGCGGTTTCGTAAAAACTACTCCCATCAACATGAATCTGAATATGACGGGGCCGGGTTCATTTGGTCCCCCAGCCCGAATTCAGTATACGTCCAATTGATTATTCTCCTGTCAAAATCCATTTGGCGCAGCGATCGCCTATGGCAACCTTCTTCGCCTCACTCTCATTAGCCCTCGACTTGGCTCTTTTGAGGCCTGCTATGAGGGCGTCGGTTCGTTTCAGAATCATTGACTTGTCAGCCGAAGATATCTTACCGGACCAGTACTTCTGCACCCAGTGGCCGGTAGTCACATCTTCCGTGACAAGCTGAACCTGCGCCGGGTGTCTGTCTGTAGCCGGCGACAATTCGATAGGGACCTGCACCTTCTTGGTTCTGGCGCGTCTGACTTCGGGGGTGACAAACACGTCCTGACGATTTCCGTCGGATGCCCAGGATCTTGCCGGATCAAGCGTGGGGATATTCAAAAGAACCTGAATCCGAACGCTTTCCATCAGATTGGTAAGCTGAACAATAGCCGCAACCGGAGCCTGTTCGTACAAAACAACTTCATCACCACTGTCTGTTTGAACAGTGACATCAGCTTTGGCGTCCAGATTGGATACTTCTTTCTGTATCACCAAGTCGAACATTCTCTTCATATGCCCCATGAAATATGACAACTTGCTGGGGACAGTGTCAGCCATGGGCTTGTGTTCGGCATCGAGCTGTTCACGATCGTCAGCATTGAGCGGCTGGTATTCTTTCAGGTGCTCATCGAAATGCTCACCCTTCAGGAATGTCATGCGAGTTTCACCCAGCATCTTATTGAATGTGCCCTTCACGTCTTTCTCGACAGCAACAATTTCATGGACCTTTGCCATGAATTCCTCCTTTGTTGTAGAATATATGATATTTCAAAAGATCTGTATATTATTACTATTCCACAAAGTGAAAAAAAATAACATCATTGTTGTGGGGTGACAAAACCTTTCATGATTTTTCCTGCTTTTCGTGAGCTTTGACCAATAATGAGTATTTGCACGATTCAACAACACCGAGAAGGCGTTGATACCGCTCTACGTTAGAATACTCTGCCTTATTCTCACGTCCGACACTGTACGCGGATACATCAGTTCCATCCATTAAAACACCACAATAAAACCCATCTGCTATTCCAGCCTCATCGAATGCCTTGCGTAATATCGAATGGGCTTTTTCTCTTTGTTCTTGCATTTTTTACCTCCGGCTGTTGTTGCATGCTGGTTTTGCACTTCCTACATGCAATTAGCATAATAATCCGCCCATCGTTCGGCGTAGTATTCGTAAGCCTCTTCATAGCACTCGCGACACGAGTACATATAATTTCTTTCCTCGTCAACGTAGGCTGTGTTTAATCTTCTACGCCGAATACTCCACGACCATCTGCCACATTTGCAACGTTTAGGCAATATTGACATAATACAAATCTCCAAAATCAAAACTGGCGTGCAACGGTTACGCAACGGGCGATAGTATTGCGCGTACTTCGTTGCACCATTTGCGAGCCGATTCAATATTGCCAGCCGATAAATAATTATCTATGTACGTGATACAGCGCAATATTTCGTCCCTTGCGATGTTGTCGGTAGCGCCAGCGGAGTCGGTTGTTCCATTAGTCCCAAGGGCAACGTCATTAGTCACCTTGGACAGGTCTACATCTACACCATCAGGGACATTACCCCAAGCATGGGACTCCATAGTAGCAGCGGGAATACTAAATGTCAGAGTGTTTTCACCAAAATCAAACGAGTGCATTTTCAACTTCATTTTGCCGCCCTTCTATAATTTGACAACCGATTACCGACAATGTTTGCTAAACGGCTGATTGTTTTAGCATACCAGCAGTACGTTCAAGGGCCATGTTCCAACCAATCCAATACATATCGTCTGCAACTACACCATCTTTGCGTAGTGCTAAAATTTCAGCCTTTAGCTGTTGTAGGCTGTTTGAGGAGGCTTCCATAGCTTCCTCAAATTTGACATACTCGCCATCCTTGCTTACATTATGCTGAACATAATCACCATCACAAGAGTCTGGAACATAATCAATAGTGTATCGGGTCAAATTTGCTATATCCATAAAAGCCTCCTCAAACAGCCTATAACGGGAAAGTATGGTGAAGTGCATACCCGCATTCGTGAAACGAACACCATACGGTTGTTGGTTGCTGTAAATTTGCCCACCTTATTCTTCTTCAGCGGGTTCATCACACTTTGTTGCTGAACAAAACTTGTAATTAACACGATAATTCTCAGAATACTGTTCGATAGCACCCATTTCATCATCAGCTTCGTACTCCGTGATTGGACAATCTGCTGATACTGTATACAATGGCATAATAATTCCTTTCTTACCAGCTGACTATACTATCAGAAGGCAAATTTATTGACTATAACGATTTAGCTATGCGAAGTGCCATCGGCATTTAGGCGCAACTTGAGCCATATCTCAAACGGCGGTTCGTTGGGAGAATATGAATCATCCTCTTCATACTCATTCAACACCTCAAGCGCCGTCGCATAGCGGTTGTTGGGTGAAGTAGCCAACTCCTTAGATTTGAGGCGCCCTTCCTTGATTTCTGCTAACTCAATCAGACGTTTGATTATCGAAATCGTTTCTTCTTCGCTGAAATGTGGCATGCCGCCTCCAATTGTTAAAAAGCTGACTGGACTTTCACACAACCTTCTGATCCGAATACTATAGCTTTCATGTTTAATCACACCTCCATTTGCATTTTACATCGGCATATTCACAAAACGTCTCGCACTACTTGCCCGGCAGTTGGCCGATACCCCATCGTACTCCCTGTATAAAAGTTTGCTCTAAGTCAGAGTATGTTGAATCTATAGTGCTTAGGTAATCAATCCACTGACTCGCGGCATGTTTCATCTCCTTTTCATCGGGAAAATATTGCGTACTAGCGCTGTTGTGTGACGTTTTAACCGCTTCCAAAGCCTTATGGAAATCAAGACATCTATTATCGCCCTGAACAGCCTCACAAATATCTTCAGCAACGCAACCGCAACAATGTATTTCCATTTACAATACTCCAAAGGTTAAAATTTGCGAAGCGAACACACAACGTATCGCCGCACTCGCACGAAGTACGATAGTATTTAGTGCTGCGGCTGTTGTGTGTTGTCAACTGGCGAACCCTCTTTTTCTGCCGCCGACCCGTTCCACATTTCCTCTACAATTGATTTTACGCCGTGCTTTGACACATATCTTGCGCCAGTCCAGAGGCCCCATCCGACCAGTGACACCATCCCGATGTACACTACAATTTGAACCACAATAATCAAACCGATAAATCCTTTCATCTTTACCTCCTTCGGCGGCCTACAATGTAGACTCGCCAGTTGATTGCGCACAACTGATTACGCACCCGCCTGTTGTTGCTCAACATATCTGACAAAATTAGCAATACAAGCACGTTTCTCCAGAGTATCGTCAGGCATAATACCAGAATACCGTTCCCAGAGTTGAGCAATGGCAGGCTGCGTTTGTTGTGGGTTCGTTGCTGGTGACTCCGCCTTTTCAAGGCGGTCTTCAAGCCACATGACATACCCCTCTGATGCAAGCAGAAACTTTGGGTGTGGAACCTTCCACATAAATCCAGTTTCTTCTCGGTACTTCTCGCGCAACTTCTTTCTATTTTCAAAATCCATGTTGACCGCCTTTACAATATGGTTCACCAGCTATGACCTACAACGATTAGCCGCACGGACGCTGTTGTTCGCGCTCCAACCGTTTATTTATTCCATAATCCTGCGACAATGGCGTTCCTGCGGACTGTTGTTGGCCTGTTGGGGCTGACTCCGATTCTGCTGTTGGTAGTGGACACCATTCCGGCACATCCTCATACCACCCAACGCCGGGGACATATTCACACTTGCGCCCAGTTAATCCGCAACGCCTATCACCAGTTCCGTAACTCGGCTCAAGGTGCCAACAGTCACGACACTTGTATATCTGCAACCACTTTACTTGCACCACTACCAACCTCCAATATGGTTCAGCCCCTATGGCCTGCAACGTTCCGGCCAACGTGCGCAGTAGTGCTTTGACTATTGCGACACTTGGCCTGTTGTACGAAGTTTGTGCGCTTCCATAGCTTCCCGTTGCGCCTCTTCGCTGCCACAAATAGCATAGTTTTCGGCAATAATATTTTCGTAAATGCAATCACGGTACTTATCTAAAACACGGTGAGGGCATTTACTCGTATCGTTCGGATACCAATCGCACATAAATTCAACCTTACAATATTTCACGGCGCAACCTCCAATTCAAAAGCGCACAAATTTTGTACAACGTTTGCGATTATGCGCAGTTCGGTTTCTCCGAATTGAGGCGCTTACGACACCACTCTGGAAAAACCTTATTATCGCTTTCTGTTATCACGAACGTGTTCAAAAACTCGCCCCACACTTCAAGCGCCGCCGCATAGTCGCTGTTGTCGGCTTTCTCTGTTGACACCTCTTGTTCTGAGGAGTGCCGAGCACGGGCGTTAACGGCAGCGTCAAATTCTTTGCGGCAACCATCCAAGTATGCTGCCAAGATGTAGTCTGGAGTATCACTGCCGTTCTCTAGCGAGTGACAGTTGATAAGGTCGGTAAGTTGATTACGAAAATTTGCCATTAGGCACTCCTTTACATTATGGTTCAACAGATATTGCCGACAACGGTTCGGCCAACTTATGCTGGTTTGCCGTACCACTCGCACTTGCAACAGCCGTATATATTTGCACCCAAAGATGGTTGTAAAGAAACGCTACTACCGCACACAGGGCAAACTTGCATAATTGGCCTGTTGTGCGATGCGGAAGGAGTGCCTACCTTAGTGTTACTGTTGCGTTGCTGATACCAGCAACCAAGCAAGAAACACACAAACCCTGTTATGAATGATGCTAACATTATTTGAAACACAAGCAACCTCCGATCAATAAAAAGCATGACTAGAGTTTTGCATAACTCCTTGTATTACAAACTTTCATTTTTTGACCATCTTTCGAGTAGGTTCTCCCCACCGATTGATAACTTCTTGATACTTCTTTCTTTGAAGAAAAAGTTCTGTTTCACGAACTCCCATTGCTATTAATCTTAAAATACACCCAGGACGCGATTCGCCACATTTTTCACATAACCAGTCAAGTGACCGAACCGCGTCATTGGGTATATCAATTCTTTTTCTTTTCATTTGGCAAATAACTTATCAGACCATTCGTATTTTTCAGCCAGCCTGTTCCACGCTTCGGCTACACATTCCGCTGACACATTACCTTCAAAGTTACGAAGGAAGTCTTCGAACCCGTCAATAAACTCATCTGCTGGTATCATGTATTCACCCACGATTCCCCCGCATGTAATCATAAGTGGCTTTCATTACCATGGTTGGAGTTCTCATCTCAGGTAATGTGCCTGTTAACGCATTCGCCATAACTTCATTTAAGCTTGGTGGCTTTGAATTTGCTAACAAAGAAGCCACCTTTTCAATTGTATATCGAACCTCATCAAGCTGCTCATGATCCAGCTCTTTGGCTGCTATGGTTATAATAATTTCTGGCATTAGATCATCAACTCCGGTGAAAGTACGACAGCATTCCCGACAATAATATCACCACCTTTAGGAAACGCTTTTTCAGTAGCAACATGGTTCGGCTCAAGATCGTTGAGCTTCCCTTCTTCATTTATGATCATGATATTGCCATCAAGAAGCTGAACCAACTCAATGTACCCCCCAACCGCTTTCTGCAGTTCTTTAAGACTTGGCTTCTCTTTTTTTGTTTCAAAGTCAAGCGTTTCCCCGTTTGGGTAGATTATCTCTTTCATTCTTTTCCCTCAGTTGTTTGCGAAGTTTTGTAACGAGCCCTTTCTGCGCCGCTGTATATCGAATCTGTTGTTCAAAATTCTGGTAATTTCTTTCTGCTCTACGCTCTACCTGAACCCGATTTTTCTTTTCGAATTCGTAGAGTCGCTTGAATTTTTCTTCGTCGGTCTCCTGCGGGTAATGCTGTTGATGACCATTCGGACAATAGAACCATTCATGCGTATCATGAAGATGCGAATTGTGCGCTGCCGATATCCAGAATGGAACATGGTAACCTTCGGCGCAACAAGTGATTTTGACCAGCGCTACTTCAGCCATTATACTGGCACCCCTTTCCTTTCCCACACTTTCATGTGATCAGTTGTTCTGGGGCCAATGGACCCATACGCCTTGCTAAACTGGAGATTGTCCGCAAGAGCGTGCTTGCATAGCTCACTGTGTGACAAGCGCTCTTCCTTACCATCCCAGATACAATATCCGGGATTTTGGTCCAGGCAGGTGACTGCAATACTTGGATTGTACTCCAGGCCGTTTAGATTTACCATATCTTGATTGATTTCATGAACAATTTGATTTATATCGAGAAGGCCATATCGTAGACTTCCCTGAAACCTGTTTGGAACGTTTGTTGGGTCGCCATATTGGAGAGTCTTATCCTCATGAAGTAAAGGTCCGGCCCCATGCCTGGTCGCATATGACCGGGTAACGTATGTCACTTCCAGTTCATCGTGAAGATGAAAATCCTCAATCAGTTCGCGGACATTTCCGGTTCCCGTATTCGACCTGGTAACATATGGGAAATTTTCATGATTCTGATCGAGCATGAGTCCCTGAGCGCCTTCAAAAATGACTTGTTCGGCAAAGTCAAAGTTTGGGTCTCCTATCGTTACCCAATTGAGAAATGATTTGACATCATCTTTGAAATTGTCTATCATCTTCTCGCTTGAAAGCCATTTGCGGTATGTTGCGTCGGGCTCAAGCCCAAGCTCTTCAATTCTTACCGGAACCCAGTCATTGACGATGTGCATGAGAAGGTCGTCAAAGTAGTCCGCCTGAAGCGTACTGACATTTAATGTCATCTTCTGACATCGTTCAACAGTCTCGTTAATGCCAAATCCACAGGTACCATGTTGGTTTTTCTGATTTGTTAGATCATTAATGATCATATCCCATGGTGTCGTAACAAAACAAAACGGACTGATATAAACATCAGGATTACATTGAAAATTCGCCAGAAGTTCTCTACGCTCTCGACAGAAGAACATCGGATTGGCAATAAAAAATTTGCTCAGATATGTTTGAGCACCATGCAGGCTCCCACTTCCAAAATGATGAAATACATGACGCGCCCAGTCAGAAAGTACGACAGTATGACCAGCTTGTGCCCCTCCGTTGAATCGTACAACAATTGATTTGCTGTCGGAAAAGTATTCGGTCATGCGACCCTTACCTTCATCACCCATGCCACTTCCAATTATTGCTTTGATTCTCATAAATTCTTCCTTTCAAATAATCTATCCACTTTCGATTTCTTTTTTCATTTTCATAATTTCATCATTTATTGAAGATTCTGTCATTATACCGATATGAGTATGATAGAGAAGCCCATTGATGCAAAAACATATTGACGGGATAACATATACCCCATATCTGTTTGGAGTTGCGTCATCCTGATCAACATTTATTTTTTCGAATTTTATATTCGGATTTGCTTTTGAGGCATCATCAAATCCTGGACTCATAAGTTTGCATGGGGCGCACCATGGGGCCCAGAAGAAAAGAACTTTCAGTTCCATGGGATTTTCCTCTTTGTAGCTTTCCCAGGCATCGACTCCTGGATGTGGGTAAGTCATATAACAAATCCTCCAGAAAAAAAGCGCCCAGGAAACCCTAACGAAACCTGGGCGCAGTCGGGCGAAGTGAAACTATAGTTCCACAACGCCATCCGATGAGGAGGCCACCCCATCGGATTTAGTGAGACCGTTGATTGCTTTTGAAACAACGACTGATGTGTCGCCATCCCAACTGGAAATGATTTTATCCTTGTCTTCACCCGCATTGGCTTGAAGAACGGACACGATCACTTCGGCAACTTTGGTACAGTCGGATATCGGGATAGCTCTCTGGCCAAGAAGCTCCGTCCACTTCTTGATCACTTCCCCGCCGTGCCGGCTGGCGAAGTCGCCTTCTTCAACGATGAGATGGAACACGTCGTACTGCCGTGAGACCATTTCGAGCAGCTCTTTGTCGGTGAAGTCCTTCTGAGGACGTTCCCCGAGAGTGTACTCGATGTCGTCTGCTTTCAGGTATGGCGTGGGACCCTCATCACCGATGGTGAACAGGGTGCCTTTCTTGCCCCTCTTCTCGAAGCAGTCAATTTTGGTCCTCAGAGCCGCGAAATACCACGCCAGCGCATATGACTCATAAGAGTTGCCGCCGCCATGACGTTCGAAATAGATGTTTTTGAGTTGTTCGGCAATCCGGATGTCGGCTTCGAACTGAGTCACCTGAAGTGGATATTCGTCTCTCATCTCCGCATCTCCGATTCCCATGAACATCATGTGGGGGTCGGTGATGGGTTTCCGGTCGTAGACTTCCTGAACCAGGACGCCAAGGTTCTTTGCAGTTGCCTCCAGAACATAAGACATCGAACCGGTGACATCCAGGGCGATGATAGCAGCTGTTGATTCGGGATTGTCATCAGAGTCGCACGACTCTCTCATGGTGATTTTCTTGGGATCGAACCGGGAATCGATGGTTGATGAGGTGTAGATCTTGTCTACTGTACGATCTACGAAATGGGTGGTCGAGTATGCCCCCCAGTCATCGGCTGTCATTCTTCCACTTCCCATGTGGAATTCCTCTCTGAAATGGTGAAGGGAGACCCATTCGGGTCTCCCGATACAATAACCGCCTTGGAATCAAGGAGTTACTTGGATTTTTATTCGGAATCTGCTTTTTCGTCCTCTTCAGGCACCTCGGAAGAGGGTTCATCGTCAGGATCTTCTGCTGTAGGCTCTGCGGCGCCCTCTGAGCCGCCTTCTGCAGGTGCCTCTTCCGACGCAACCTCTTCGGCAGCTTCTTCAGACCGCTGCCCTCCAGTGGATTCTGGGGCCGCCTGGGCTTCTTCTGTGGTGGTGTCCGCAGTTTTTTCAACGGCAGTTTCGGGCTCGAAGCCCTTTGGTGCTTCACCCATGAAACACTCCTTTTGTTATAAGTTATTGATTATCCACCTGTTAGGATGGCTTCTTGTAAATTTCGTCCGCGTTGCAATCCATCTCAATGAATTTTTTTGGGCCGAAACTTTCTTGTAGAACATTCGTCCAGGCCTCATATTCCTTGTAGGCATTCTCAGACGAGATGGTTCTCAGGAATTGTATCATTGGCTTCGGTATATCAGGATTGGAATATAGCGTGCTCCCACTGGCACTTCCAAGAAGCTGACGACCTATAAGTTTTACACATTCGAGATCGGTAATGGGCGTGGCTTTTTTGGACTTTTTCGTGTCTAGAGTCATCACGTCGTATGTTGATTTTGGTACTACTTTCATTCGACGGTCGAACCCTTTGTGATACCACCACCCGCCAAGCAAGACCCCTTTATGTTTTGCTGGGGAAATAAAATATGTATTCAGATTAATGGAATGGTGAACAATTCCATTATATTTGAAGAAAGCACAAAGGTTGTAAAGGGAGCTGAGAATCCACGCTACATGCTTTGGCGGTACTGCATTTCCAAACCATGCCAACAAATCGCGTAGAAGAACAAGGTCTTTCTCACGATTAATGACAATGAGCTTTTTCCCGTTGTTTACTTCATACTGGTCGATAATTCTTGGCAAATATGCGGTAAATTCATCTGTCATACTGGTATTGCGAAATCTGAATTTCGGAAGTTTGAAATTTATTGCAGAGCCAGTATTGAAAGCATAGACACAAACCGATTCGCAGAGGTACCATTTGCCGAGTTCAAAATCATTTTCAGACAGAAAGCTTATACGAACAGTTCTGCCATTAGAGAGGGTGAAAAATCGTTTATTGGATGATTTCCAATTGCCGGATGCAACCATCTCCCTCCCCTGCGCATGAAGAGAATTCACATGAGCCATAACAATGCTGTTGCCGCCCATCTTGTCCGGATGCCAACGCTGGGCAAGCTCGGTGAATTCCTTCTCCATGTTTTCAGGAGATGAGAACAGGTCGCCGGGCAACTTGCAGGCTATAATCTGTTTGTCTGTCAATATCCACCTCCTGATTCATTATTGGGAGCGGCGGTTTTCCATCAAGTGACATAGTATGAGCTATTTGTTTGGTTCCTTTGCAATCGTATGGTTCACAAAAGGCCATTCTGTATTTATAAATAGAACATCTGTTATTAGAGAAGGCGAGACAGGTGAAAAATCTTACCGATGGATCCCGATTCTTTTCAAATTGACTGGTTGCATCGCGAAGAAAGGTTAGCTGTTTGATTATTTCAAAAGTTGAAACTTTAAGATTTCGAAACATACCTTTTCCGGACAGTCTTAACAGAAGATCCCTTTTCGACCATCGTAACATAAATAGGTAACAGCATGCGCCGTTACATGTTGAGCATGGTGGCATAATACTCCTTTCAAAAAAAAGGCTGTCCGAAGACAGCCTTTGAGTTGGTGGACCCGATCGGAATCGAACCGATGTCTGTAAATACATCCACACACGCTTCTACATGCTTATCCGGTCCATTTCTATTGTCAGTTCCGTCTACTGAACACGGCAGCTATACTGGAACTCTAGTCTTATCTCAACAGAGAGTTCGACCCTCTCTCCGTCCAGCCGATGTTTTACACCACTGCCATATCGGCGTCAATCAGTGATGTTTGCCGGTCTTTAGACCAGCGCTGGTGCGGTCGCCAGGTTGCAAATCTCAGCGAACTGGATTGCGAACTCAGCGCCCATTGCACAACCGTCGTTTTTGGCAGTTGTTGTTTTGACGGATGATTAACGAGGCCAACCGTCGTCCTCGGCATGCTACATATGATTCAGTACCCACATCGAAACCCAAGTGCGGGCCCATAGTTTGAATACACTCTAGTGTTCTACTTCTGAATAATCTAAAATATGTGCTTCGTCGATATCTGCTTTCCCAGTAGTATCTTGAAAGCTGATGGCGGCGTTTTGGAGTACTTCATGGATTTGCACATCTTCATCCAATCGTATTCTCATGCTTATGTTGATGATGAGAGTCTTGTTCATTAGGCGCTTCCTCTGCAGTAACCCTGTTAATATGAAAAAAATGTCGTTTGAATACCTCTTCCCAACCACTATTGCCATAATGCTTCTTGCATTGCTCCCGTTCGTGGTCAGCTATTTTCTTCTTGACTTGTTCAGCATAATGATCGTCGGCGGCCTTATCCTTGTCATTACCCATAACAACATGAAGTGCCGAATCGTTATCACAAATAATATACGCTGTTGGCATAGCTAATCTCCTTTCATAATTTCTATACCACAATCTATTGACAAATAACTAAAAAAGGCGCATATCAATGCGCCTTTTTAAAAACGATTTGCCATTGACGCTTTTCTCTAACTAATCTACCTAAAGCGTCAAATTCATGAAAAATATTTTGAAAACGATACGGTGCAAGCGTCTGTGGCATGCTGGTGGAAACTATATCTTCCCTTTTTGGTAAAATGGTAAGACGATTTTCCCAGCCGTCAAATTTTTGAAAATCATTATACCGATTATATACAAAAACGAGATCGCCAACGCTATCAATATTCATTACAAAGCCTTTGACAAGAAGGTGGTCACAAATTCTACATCCTATTGGAACTCTATATAACAACGTATCGTCGTCGTTATTAACAATTCGCAATCCTTGAACATAGATATTATTGTCCCAACTCCATCCATAATTATACCATGGGATAGTATCTGTTCGAGAACTTTCGAGAGGTTTACGAACTGTTCTGAACCAATACCAAACTTTATCCATTTGAAAATCGGTTCTTAAAAAGTATAACTTGACCATTGATCTGTAATGAAAACCGTAATCATCTTCATCATAACTAATTGATTCATCAAAAAGTCGCTGAGAAAATTCCATACTATCACAAATATTAATGGTAATTTGTGTATAAGTATCTGATACAAAACATGATGATATGCTGTTAACATGTTTTTTGACGTACCATACTGAATCAAACTCATGAACAGGGTAATTCCATGTTACCAGCGTATCATGTTGACGAAAAAACCATTCTGGTACTGCGGCGGATAATTCAAATTTGGCATGAGCCCATGTTGAATCATAAGAAAATGCAGTAGCAGCAAGCATAAGAATAATAAAAAGGCGTTTCATAACTTCTCCTTTGTTAAAGTTTTCTATTATTATTATACCATATTTTTTATTTAACTAACGGCTAAAATGGGCGACCCCTTGCGGGGCCGCGGCCCACAAATGATTTTATAATTGTAGCAAGTTTCACCAATCTAGTAGGGTTGTTGTTTTCCCCTTTTGCGCTTTGGAAAATTCGATGAAACACAATACCTCCGAGGATGGGTTAAAGTTAGAAACATGCCTACTCCTTTCTGCAGTATAGAACCGGCGATGATTTCTCATCGCCGGTTAATCTGCTTATTAAAGTGGCGACTTAATTGCCTTTTACCTTCGTCGCGCAGATAACACGAACTGTTCCGCCCTCCTGGGATGGCAAAGGAACAATATCACTGGACTGTTTGGTAACGCCGCTTATTTGGTATTGAAAAACATCGTTTCCATCACCACCAATAAAATAGTTCCGATTGGTGTCACTCATCATATTGATGCAGTCACCAATGGTTGCACTACCCTCAGTGGATATGCGAACGACCTCAGCCTGCCCGAGTCGGATAAACTCAACAATATAGGGAGTATTTCCCTTGACCTTGTTACCAATAAAAACACGGTCTCCATCACGGAGGGTGGTGTTTTCACTGACAACGTTCTGGGCATTGATAGTAATGGTATTGGGAGTGAAAGACTCATCAGCTATGCGAAGCAGGTTGCCGAGAGTGGGATTGTCTGAAATGTCGAAAGAACGGACCTCAGATCCGACCTTAACGAGCTGAACGATAACCATCTGATAAAACCTTCCGTCAGAAAATTATTGGCTCTTTAGCCTCACCGAATTGGCGCAACATCATTGCTTCGGGGTACAGGGAGAAGTGGACTTCGTTCCACATCCTCATTGGTTTACCCTCCTCACGGAGAGTGTCGCTCCCATAGTTGCAATTGAAATGCTGCACAAGCCGGCAGACCGCAAGCGATGACAGGAAAGTTACAGTGGATATAATGGATGCGCTTGCACCACAGAGTGACGCAGACGCCTCCTCATCCTTATAGAGCGTTTTTTTCCATTCCTCAATATGGTTAGGATCGTTCGGATTGAATGCGTAGACCCGACCGTCTCGCAAACCCATCCGGGTTTCAATCACCAAGTCTGTTGCGAATTGGAAATGAAGACATTTCTCAAATATTTCTTCACGGCTGCTCATGGTGTCCGTAAGAAGAAATACATATTTTGCTGCAACGTCGTTTCTCTGGTCAGTAACCTTTTCAGGATGGGTTTCTATTTCAAACCCAAACTTCTTGATTATCATATCTTTGAGAGCTTCGACTTTCAGCTTGCCGACATGCTCCGGCCAGTATATCTGGTTAGCCAGATTGTGACCTTCAATTGTGTCGTCATCAAATACCTTGAGAATGCCTTGACCTTGATTTGAAGCACCCCACCCGAGCTGAGCGAGATACCATGCAATGTGCGAACCCGTAGCTCCTGCCCCAATCAGGCTGACAGAACGATTGCCGATCTGTTTCGGGTCTAGCAGATCAAGCTGCCTGAGATAGTCGATCATAATCCACCCTCCCATGCCTCTGAAACAACCGAATCTATTTCCTTATCGGACAAAAGAGCCCCGTTTCGATTTTTTTTTCTTTTGTTTTTTCTTGCACCATTCACTTTTGGAAAATTACTTTGCCGGCGTTGATAAGGCATCTGCCCAGCGTTGTTCCGATAGAATTCAGGACCATACGGGGGCCAATCATCATCGAACATATCTTGCTGGAACCCGGGAAGGATGTCGTTTGGATAATGTCCGGGGCTATGTATAACCCCTCTCTGGTATGGTTGCCGAGCCAACCCCCTTGTTTCGGATGCCGGGAGATTTTTCTTTTTGAGCTCTTTCACTTTTTCGGTAATCTTTTTGTATTCGTCATCTTTGTAATCAATTTGTGCAGAGATAGCAGCACGTATGGCTTGAACTTTCCCCTTACTATTTGATTCCATATTTGTGGCGCAAATAACATTGGCGAGAATTTCGTCGTAGTTTTCACATATCGACCATTTGACATTCTCAAATTTGAGTTGTCGTTCATGATCAAAGAATGAAACTGACATTTCGCCTTTTTTGTTGCATATGGCGCGAACGAAATACGCACCGTTATTATTCATTTTTTGTAATGCCTGATCGTCATCCTGGCCAGACGGCGTTGTTCCCATCGTATGATGAGAATGACCCCAAAATCTGACTCGAGCAACATCTTCTACCCTGTTATTATCAATCAGATATTGCGCCAATTCTACTTCACCTTCGGGCGCTATTTCACATGTTGATGAAGTAGCAAGGCAATGTTTCGGATAGAATATTTCATCAATGACATATGAAGAATCAACCTCTCTAACAATACCAAGAAAGCCAACTTCTTCACTATGTTCTTCAACCATCGCCTTGATCCATTTCAAGGCCTTTGGTGTAAATTGAATATTAGGGGCCGTTTCCGTCCTTTCGGAAAGAAACGACCATGAGCATTTTCTTGAATCAGGATTCACTGGTTACCTCCGGAAAGAGGCGTACCTTACAACCCCATTCATCCATTTCGTATGGACGCTTGATAAAACGTATGATTGTATCGAACAGCATCGGAAGGTTCCGTGATACGAACGCTTCGAATATGTGTTGGTAATATCCACCGAAGCAGGCGCTCATTGTAGAACCTTCATCTTCATGATGCACATGGCCACAATCCCAATAAGTACCACCAAATCTTGGGTGCCGGTCGAGATTTTGTATTTCAATCGCTTTGGTATAGTTCGATCCAGGAGGTGTTTGAGCATACAGGTATCTCAAATCAATTGTGATCCTCATTGCACCAAGCCTGCGCCGACCGTACTTTTCCTGGTCGTCTGTAATGATTTCTTTGGTTGTGATAACCAGATTATACTCTCTGACACCGGTTCCAAACCGTACTGATTCAACATCATCGCATTTTTCCTGAAGATACGAGATATCGTCACGTACCGTTTTCAGAAGGACGTTTTCATCGATTTTGGTCATCATCTCGTTAATTATTCTCTTCATTGTGATCGCCTGACTCCAGACACGTTCGTATTCACGAAGCTTGTCACAATACAGTTTGATTGCGCTTGCTTCTTCCATACGAAGCATTGGTGGAAGGCGTTTGAGAATTTCATCGTTATTGATGTCAACAACCGGATCAAGATGTGGAGTGAATGGACGTTCGAGATCGTCTTCATCCTCACCATCGGGGTCATCTTCTTCTTCCGGTTCAATTTCGTAATCAACGCCTTCTACTGGCTCCTCTTCTCTTTGGAGGGGCTCAACTTCACCCATATCAGTTTCTAAAGCAGCGACGGGTCTTGGGGTAGCCGGCGCGGCTTCACCGCCCTCAGCAACCGCTCTTGCTGTATTGACATGTTCTTCAGTGATGTTTTGACCGATGGCTACCACATTAGTGATATCATCATAATAGAAATTGTTGAACCCATTTTCTGTCAAAGTTTTACTGATAGGCTCTGTAGGCATTGCTGACCGAAGACAGAAATCGCCATCATCCGCAACCCACCATCGCTGTGCCCATGTAAGAAGTTGAGTCGGAACAGTGTCAATAGTGACACCAGTACCACGAGAAAATCGTATTTGCACGATACCTCCTATATGTGAATTGGTATATCAAGTATTTCATCAAATTCTTTTTCTTCTTCTGTCTGTTCTTGGAACACAACCGTTGTTTCATTATCATCTGATTCAGGTTGTGTGGCAATTTCTTCAGAAACCTCAGGCCATCGTGGTAAATAGGCTCCAGCGGCATCGTCAAGATTCGCACTTTCAAGGAACATGATAATCATCAAAATCATTTGGTATAAATCTCGTCTTTTGTAGGCATCAATCATACCAGCAGTTAAATTACCATGACATAAATGGCCATCATCGAATACATGAGGGGCTTGCATTTGTGAATTAAATGCATGCATTTGATGTTTGGTGTTAAATATCTTGACAGTTTTAGATGGGTTATAAGTATTCCCATACATTCCTATTTCGATATTGAACGTACCAACATCATGCCAAGTGCCTTCTTTATCATGCTTCACATATATATTTTTCGTGTAAACATGAACGGCACTTCCTTTTAATTTGATCGCGGCAACCTTAGGTATGTTAAGAACGTCATCAAACATTTTTTCACAACGTTCAGCTTCTTTATTTTTAATCTTGTCTTCATCAAGGCTGACAAGATTTTCTTCAAGACGCTGGGCTACTTTTCCAAACTCCATAGCCTTGTCAAGAGCTTCAGCATATTGTTCTTTTGCGTAAAGATATTGATTTTTTAATTCTTCTATAAGGCTATTAGAATTTTTAATGGCCATACTCAGAAACTCTTCCTTGATATACTGAGATTTCATATTGAAATGTTCAATATCTCTTTTTACCATTTCTTCATACGAAAGTGCACCATTAAATCGATCAATCAATTCTTCAAGTACAATATATCGAAGGTCTTCAGAAACATCAAGCAAATCAAACATGAAAAATATTTGCATATTCTTCTGTAACGCCCAGACAATACCCGTTTTATAATCTCGATATACATAATCGAAATCAGAATAAACAGGACTGATAGGATGAGGATTGTTTGGATCATGATTTATATCACTACTGTTGCCATGAATCTGAGCGAGCTTTCTCAACTCATACCCAAATAGCGTATGTTCCATTTCCATTGGCGGGTAGAGAAATTTTAAATGATCCGGATTGGTATGTATGATAAGAACATGATTAAGCGCGTCCTTATGCCTTTCAATACCTTGAGTTCTGGAAGACCACGATCCTGAAAGCACAATTACATTTTTCTTGAGCCGTGTAGCAATTTCCGTCACTGTTTTGTTCAGAATATTACTATTCCAATGGATAAGAAATTGCATATTATCAATTTCTATTTCCCTGAATCCTAAATCATAACATTTAAAAAAATCTTTGGCAAAACTGTAGCCTGGATTGAAATTCGGCGGAACGGCCTGTTCTTCTTCCGTTGGATCCTCTTCTGTCGATTCTTCCTCATCAATATCGTCACATTCTTCATTTTCAGTTAAAATTATATCCAAAAGTTCTTTAAAAGAGATTATGAAACTATCCCAGTTAAATCGTGAAGTTGATGGTTCAGTTCGTATCTCAAGATATAATGGAGATTCTTTTACTGGGCCAGGTGTGAGTGCGTCAAACAAATTCTCATGCATCCAATATGGATAAAGAAGTATATACATTCCAACGACATCGCTACTGAGTAATTGAACTTTTTCTTCTCCACACATGCGAACCAAAATTTGTTTTACAAGAAGAAAATCTTCCTTTTCAAGCATAGCTACCCTCTCACCGCTTGTCGTAGCAAACTCTTCATACGGCTCTATGAGGTTACGATCCAACAAAATATCGGCAATATCCGTTTCTACAAATCCATACATCATTTCTCCTTCATAAAAAAATAGCGGATAAACATCTCTACTATTATTATTACAGAATCAAAAATGAAATAACACTACAACAAATAATTATCATATTCGTAGCCGTAGGATTTGGCTAAATGGTAGGCTTGCTTGGCCCAGTGGCGATCAATCTGAGAAAGTTCTCTCCATGTCCATTCTTCAGGATAATTAGATACGATTGGTATCTTATGACGCTTACTATTCCATGTAGTACTGATATCGGTTGGAAACTCAGCGTTATTTGGAAGTTGGCATCTTGCCTTGAATTCGTTCCAAATGATTTTTTCAGATAAAGACTCTACACGATACGTCCATTGGGATACGTTATCACAAATCTTATGCCACTCAACCCAGGATATCATCCCCATTACAATGTCGCTTCCATCAAGGTTTGGAATATGATTTTTGCGATATTTCCTGGTCCACATGCTCGATGTAAATATTGACCTTATTGATTTAAGAGGGTCTCTAACTTGGTGCAGAACGATATCGTATTGATTTAAAGGACCCCTTTGTTTAAGGGCTACTCTTTCAGGCCTCGGGCCGCGCCGGCCGTTAAGATACGAATCGTCAACAGCATATAGCCAGCTTACAACACCGTCTTTTCCACGATGATCCTCATGTCGTATATCAAGACCGAAACTTTGAAGAAGGGAGGCAGTATATGATGTAGCCCCGTGAGGATGTCCAATTATCAATATCTTACCCAAGGCCAATCCTTCTTTTAAATTCAACCCATTCCTGCCATGACCATATTACAGCAGCTTTGACACCGCAAGATTTTAGATTAGCTACCATGTCTTCTTGCTTTTTGCTGAGAACGCCATCAGGATCCTTTGCTTCAATAAAAATGGCCCCTGTGTTCTCAGTGGTAAAAAAGATGTCTGGAACTCCATCTTCGCCACATTTTATAATATCAAAAGCAACACAGAATCTACCGAGGGAGCACAGGTCACGAAGGATTTTGGTCTGAAGAATTCTCTCTTTTCTGGGCATTGAAAGCCTCTTTCAAAACCTTATAAACATATGACTGAGAAACATTACATACAGATGAAACTTTTGTAACTGACAACCCTTCATTGCGAAGTTCAATAATTCTTTGTTTCTTATCTGAAGCTTTAGATTTGGAGGACGGGATCCCAAATTTCTTTCTGATGTTATAAACGGCCTGTCTAGTAATACCAAATTGCTTTGCCACCGTCGGGTCATTGTTGTCTTTCAAAAGAAATTCAATTTGATTCTTTCCCATCTTGGATAGCGGTGTTGACATTATTATAAAACCTTCCAAAGTGTCTTGAAAATTCACTCAATGAATTCCGAAGTCTGTTAGCTTCAATTTGCAAAATATTTGGAACTAAGCAGACTTCAGAAATATAGCCACAGACGACTGTTGAACGATTATTGATTTCGTTCAACAGTCGTTTCATTTCATCAACATGTTCGAAGCTATCGCCCTTGGTAATTCTTTTCTTTACCACCGCGAGGTTCACGCCTTTCTTTTTCTCTCGCAAGGTCGATCTTGATATTACGTCCACCAAGATCAGATCCCTGAAGTTGGTCCATCGCCTCATCAGAACTTTCCATCTCTACAAAGCCAAACCCGCGAGACCGCCCCTTATCCTTATCAGCGCTAAAGTCTTTAATTACTTTAGCTGAATCAACAGGGCCAGCCTGTTCAAAATGCGCTTTAAGGTCTTCATCGGTGGAAGAGAAGGGCAGATTACCAACGTACAGTTTTCCCATGCTATGTAACTCCTTAAAATTGAAATGTAACAACAAATGAAACAAAAATACGTTATGGGCGCTTGAAAAACAGTTTTACGCTTTCATACGCATTGTCAGCCAACTCTTGATCGCGAATGTGCTCTGAAAACAGTTTGATAGTCCTAACTGCTTTCTTAAGTTTTGATTTTTCCATCTTTGTGCACATTCTTTGCCATAATGGTGATTCATTTTTCATTCGTGCAAGCTGCGGCTTCATCCATTCTGCCGCGTCTTCCTGGGTCATGTCTTTTTCATGTATTTGACCAAATGTGCTGGCACCAACGATACTTTCATTTCTTACAGAAAGACGTTTTTTTACATCTCTCATAACGCCAATTCTCATGCATTTGTAATTGTCAAAGGAAATTATTCCATTCTTGGCAATCTTTTTTCCTGCAACCACATCATTATTTTCAAGAGCTTTTTCAAGTTCTTTTAAATCACTTGTGCTCATCATAACATCAAGTGATTGTGAAAATATGGAAAGGGCCGCAAATGGATTTTTGTCAATCGCTTTTAGAAATATGCTCTTTGTGCTAGACTTCGGGTGGCGTCTAACATGAAGTAACGTATAATTGTCTAAAAACGAATTAATCGATTTTCTTTGCTCTTGATTCATAACTCTCCTTACATTTGTGAGCTAATACAGGGCCAATGATGGCCCACTATATTTGTGAGCCAATACGAAACAATGCCGATTCAATTGCCGTTAAACGGTGGTTGGTTATTTCCAATTGTTCGAGAATTTGTTTTATCTCGTTTCTATTATCAACCTCATGTTGATCATTTTTGATTGGAGAACTTTTCTTTGCGGCACGTTTGCCTCTTGACTTCCAGTAAGATTTTATGGCAATTGACACATCTTCAGGCTTCAACTTACTAACAGAAGATTCAATTTTGTAATTCTTTCCAACTTTTGTGAGATAGCCATTTTTGACCAAAAAATTCTGAAAAGAACCATTGACCGGAAGGGCCTTGAAAGTCTTTGTTTTACCAATCATTTTACGGAGTTGTAAAAGTTTGGCATCGTAATTTTTTAAACTTGACATTTTTTCCTCCAATAAAAAAGGCGCTTAATCATAAGCGCCTTCTCTGTAACAATGTAACAATATTATTAATTAATCTTCGAGTGAGATTGAACTGTTGTCGTTTTCCGGGTCATATCCTCCTTTCTGAATAACCACTGATAAACGAGACAACGTGATAGACAAATCTTTTTTATAATTCAAAGCACCAAGTACAATCTCATCAATAGATTTTTTCACAATGAATTCAAAGGCAGTCACTTTTTCTGTCTGCCCTTGACGATGCTGGCGACCAAGTGCCTGCTCTTTCTGTATTGATGAATATGAATTGTTGAAAAAGAACTGGTAGTTGGAATATTGCATATTCTGACCAACTCCCAGTTTTGATGTCATTGCGACCACGAATGAATGCTCAGGCTTTTTGAATTCCTGAACCACCTTGTAGGCGTCCTGGCTACCGTAGCATGTCAACGTGCTCTTATTTCCATATGCTGCACGAAGACGATCTCTTATCAATTCGATAGCGTGAACATATGTGCTCCAAATAATGATTTTTTTATCCTGGGGCACATTGGATATCATACTCATCAACAAGTCCAGCTTCGGATTCTCAGGCAGTGTTATGATATTACTGTCATTGATTTCACGGCCACTATCACTCACCTTGATTCTGGTGTTGATATAGAATCCGCAGCATATCTGTCTGAGCTTTGTCAGTAGAACAAGTGCATTTTTTGCAGAAACAGACTCTCGACATGACATGTCACACTGACCACGCTTGTTACATTTTGAACACATGTCATCAATGATCGCAACCATGTCAGCTTTCATTTGCTCATACAGTTTGGATTGGCCAGGAGCCATATCGCAATACACCGTCTCTTTAATTAGAGGCGGAAGATCAAGACAATCCTCTTTTCTGAACAGGAATGAAAGTTTGCCAGTTATTTTGGTGGCCTCTCTTATAGAACCTGGGGATGGCTTCCATATATGCCCTTCTTTATCGACAGAATACATATATCGACGCCTGAATTCAACCCAATTAGCAAATGGAACCGTATCAGGCCCGAGGAATCTGAATGGCATGAAGAAGCTCATCAAATGATTTGCATGAAGGGTTGCCGTGATAATGTACTTGTATGGTACAAAATCAAAAGCCTTAATAATTGATTTAGTCTGCCTTGAGGTGGGGGTTCCGGCTCGATGGGCTTCATCAAGAACTACCATATCAAAATATCCTTGCGGAAGAAAATCAGAAAGCCCATATACCGCCTCATAATTGGATATGTAGATATCGTAGTCTTTATTGTTTTTCTCCTGTTTGTATTTTTTCAAAAGGACATTTTTAGAATGCGCCGTATTTTTCAATACAACGCCGCGAAGGTGTGGAACTTGAACACCCATCTCTTCAAGCACATTTTCTTTCAAGGGAGAGAGTGTAACGACAAGGGCCTTTTTTACTTGACCCCTTTGAATTCTCTTGTCAATAGCCCAGAGGTAAGAGCCGGTCTTGCAGGTGCCAGGATCGGCAAGCAGAGCGCAGGCGTCTGTGTATACGAGGCCATTGAACATGACTTTCTGGTGTTCAAGTGGTGCTTCATATACCCCTTTGTAATCATAGTCGAAATGAGGGTTTTTGCCATATTGGTTTCTTATTTTTGATACAGTCTGTATTCTTTCCCGGATGTTTTTATGAACTTTTTGAATAAATTCAAGAACTCCAGGGGCAAATTTAAATGGAATCTGCTTCCACATGGCCAGCTTTGTGCAGGATTTGTAATGAATCAATGCAGCCGGCTCATTTCTAATAAGCCTTCCATCTGTAGCCATTTTGATTGAATCGAGCATGTCTCGATCAATGCACTCAACCTTCAACCTGTATTTATCGTAGAATGATACGTTAATACTCATAACCAGTTGAAATATCCTGTTTTAATATTTCCATTCTCAACAATACATACAAACTGAAGAGTGCTTTTTGTGCTGCTCCATTTTTTTATTTCTATATTATATCTGAACTCAAAACCATCTTCAGTATTTTTAGAATTTTCTTTGCTGTAGCTGCCTTTTTTCTTAGCGCTTGCAACAAGGGTAAAGATAAACGATTTTAGGTTTGATGGTATTGATAGAGACTTTGTTGGCTCATTAAGATTTACAAAATCACGATATATAATATCGTTATCAAGAGCCAGCATTTCTAAGCGTTCACTTATCTGTTTGAATGCATGAGCACTTATATCAACACCATGACTTCCATCACTTTCGTTTGAAATTAACGATTCTCTTTTGTCTTCTATACTCCGCCTCAGCTCCGCGATTTGCATCTCCTTGTCTACGAGCTCGCTGAGCTCTTTTGCGTAAGCTAGATACACGTCGTCTAGTTCTTTTATTACGTCTTTCAATTATAAACTCCTCGCGTAAATGTATGAGTAGCATATCCTTTGCCCATTCATATTTTTGATATATGAAATTTTGAATTCTATTGTTCAAATGCTTTTGAAGAATTCTAATTGGAGGCGTGGCAAGTTCATGTTCATACCGTTTCAATTTGAATGCAAGCTCACCTTTGCGTAAATCACTCCCACTAAATATGGATACCACAATATTGTGATTTATAACATTCTTGTCTATTAGAGATACCATGATGTAAGGATTGTTCTTTACAGACGATGGGAAATTATTTCTGACGTATGATAAAGATATGTGTAATCTTGCATTATTTGAAAAAAATGGTTTGTATTTGATTGACTTTGGTATCTTAACGAGATGCTTAATTTTTGAAAAATCACTTTTCTCTCTTCTAATACGGCATAACTCATTTGTTGAATCGTAACAATCTTCATATACCACAACTCTTGATCCGTGATACTGCTTCAGAAAGGATGGACAATTAATTCTAAACAGTTCGTTCGCCTTGCTGTATTCAAGTTTGAGCCATTTCTTATCAAGAGTTACATCATTGATTCCGGGGGTAATGGCTTTCAAAACTATTCCATGCTCTACATCGTAGCATGGGGTCAGCTTTATGTATTGAATGCCTTTAATGTTAGCCTTAAAAAAAATGTTACCTTCAAAGGTAATTGTATTGAGAATTTCACTTATATCCATATTGTCGTAATGTCCCCTTTACTAAGCCTGGATACTTACTGAATTCTTCTTTCAGCTCAAGAACAACATCCCAGTCGGCGCCATCGTTCCACGATTCATACATAGCAACAATAGTCATATCCTTTTTAGGAGCATGATCAATCCCAAAGATGCGACATCTTCTTTGTGATTGAGGGAATTGTTGCTCTAATTCAGTTTTAGTCATAATTCTCCTTTTAGAAAGAGGTGGTCGAAGATTACTCTTCGACCACCATTGCCTCCATCACATTGTAAGCAATAATCGATATTTTATCAACATATTGCTCATACATGATAAATGTTGAGTAGGCTAGAAACCAACTCACAACACCTCCGACTAGGCTTGGAAAAAGCCTTCGGGACGGCACAAGCTAGTCCTATTATGAGTTGAAGTAGCCTTTCGATTTGGCTTCCTTCTCGGTTACTGCCTTGAATTCAGTCTTGGTGCCCTCTGTCGATATGTTTTCCAATTCTTCTTCCGTGAGTTCCAGCTCTTTGTATTCGAGGAACTTCTGAACTTGTGAAGGCGGAAAGCTCATCCAACTGAGTATGTGCTCAATAGGCACTTTCTTGGCAAGAAGCAACTGAACTGTTTTTACCGGGTCGTACGACACATCTTTCTTAGTGTAGAAATCCAAGATTGCATGCTCGTCAACACGAATAGTCTGTTCAGATGATTTCACAAACGTTTTGCAGAGCTTGGTTAGCCGCAAGTTTTCTGATTTGTTGGCTTCGACCCGCTTCCAGGCCTTAACGCAATCATCAGCATTGTCTACAACGAAATTAAAAGGATCGTCAATCTGATTTATACACTGCTTATTGAACAATGGGCAGATTCCATCCGCAGCGATGTGGCATGTGTGGCAATACTCATTTCGGACCGGGGCAAACGCTGTCCCGTCATCTTTGAGCATTTCTTTTTCTATATCCTGAATAGCGTCCAATATCCACTTCAACGCTTTGTTGGCATAGAATTCCACATCGTCTATTTCAAATTGAATCTGTTTCCCAAACCGAATGTAATCAATTTCGATGACAATCTTATCATAACTTTCACGAGGGATAAATTTGTACACCATTAAAACATAAATGAGAAGCTGGATCTCATCAGGCATATCTTTTTCTGAAAGCATTGTGCGTGAGGTTTTGTAATCTTTTATGAGAATTGTTCTTCCAAAGTAGTAGATAACGTCGATGATGGCTCTGAAGAACGTATTGTTTGCAAAGAAGTCGGACAAAATTCTCCATTCACGATCGAACGCTATCCTTTTCTCTGTCAGCACCATATTTCCAGGCATCATGGAGAAATTTGCATTCCGATAGAATCGTTCTGACAATCTTCTAATGTCAGCCACGATTTCAGGATCTGTTACTTGGAACTGATTCACACATTGCTGTATGATGAGCTCATAGTCAGATAATGGCGGCATGGATGGAACCTCGACAGGTTCACCAGCCACTTCTTTTTCGATTATGAAAATGAGTTTGTACAGTCCTTGAATGTTGAATCTGTCTTTGATCAGCTCTGGATGCTCGAATATAAATCTCCCATAATCGTGCATAGTCACGGTTTCTAATGGAATATTATAATATTGAGATACCTCAGTTATTGTTGGTGAAGTGATTTCAAATGATTTTTTCTTTGCAAAAATTACAAATTTGTTAGCGAACAATTCACGAAAACACCATTCCCCTGAACGTTCAGCAATTTTATGAACAACGCTGCCAACCTTCAGATACGGCTCATCCGGCTGCTTAATACCCTTGACATATTGTATAAACCATTTGAGTGGACACTGCTTGTATAGGTTTATTCTTGAATAAGAATACGCCTGCGTTGCTATTAGTTTCTTTTCTTTTTCAGATGGAACAACGCCAACATTTGAGGGGTCAGTAGCCTCGCTGACTTTTTGAGCAAGGTGAGCTGCAAAAATAGGTGCTTCGGCTGACCTCTCAGCTTGCTTGATTTCAAAATTTTTTAGTTTTAGATATGCCTCAATGGTTCTGTCAACGTCGTATGTTGCACGATGAGATTCCTTATCGTTCCACGGTATGTTGAGACGATTGCAAAGAGTTTTCAACTTGTTTGATTTTCCGGGAAAGCGCCGCCGTGCCATAATCAAAGTATCTTCCACCTTTTGCGGTTTCACTTTCATAAATTTCAAATCGAAGCTTTCTATATTTTGACCGACAAGTGTTCGCGACCCAATAATTTCGGCCACCTTTTCTCGCACACCATCTTCCAGATAGTTCGGCTTCCCTTGAACCATATCAATGGTTATTCCATTAATATTGGTTACCTCGAATGGAATTATACCAGATTTTGGATAGCATAATGTACTGAATGTTTCTCCGCGTATTCCAGATATATTGAATTCTGTCAATGTGATTTCAACAATTTCATCAACTCGTGAATCAAGACCATTTGTTTCAGTATCCGCACATACAAGCGGAAACATTTCAGGATTCATCCTTGGGTTCCTCCATATCGTCAATGTGAGACTGTATCTTCTTGTACAGCTTGATGTACCACTCTTTATCTTCAATGCCCGAATCAGGAGATTGAATTAATTTCCAGATACCAGCCATAATAAATGCCATTTCTGTTTTGTCAAAAACACATTCTACTTTAGTTACGTCATTTCTTACTGAAACGCTAAATGTTTCTTTGATTCCGTCTTCGAGCTCTCGTACCCTTTCTATAAGAACCTTCTTTTCTTCATTGAGTCCTCTGATTCTATCTTTTGAGGCTTTTGCTTCATTATCAATAATTCTCCTATAGTGGCAATTTTTCTTGAATAAAAAAATGGCACATCCAAGAGAGGATAGAAACAACACAATGAATAATATCAAAATGATTTCCATATCAACTCCTTAAAATTTTCGATCAAATGTTAAAATGTATGGAAGGTTAGTACGCTCACGATCTTGCTTTTTATAATTGAAATATTCAACATACCATTTTGAGACCAGAAACGCCCTTGTATTATCATAATCATCACCTATTTCTATCTCAACCTCTTCAAAACCATTTTGATGAAATAATTTCAATTTGTATATACCAGGCTTGTCAATACTCATAATTCTCCCTTATATACGACTTTGAATAATGATAAAGCCTCTTTTAGCTCTTTGTTTGAAATCGTACCCATATGCATAATAAGTATCTTTCTTTGAATACGAGGAGGGAGATCCCTTGATACACCTGCTTTAGTAAGAATATCCATGAGCCGTTCGTAATGAACGACCCATGGATCAGTAACTGAGTTCATTTGCTTTCCAACTATTGATAGATGTGAGAAACTAAATGAGATGAAAGGTTGTCGTTGGGCTTTTTTCGAAAAATGTCTCGCCGCACTTCATCGAGTGCCGATGGACACGAAGATGAAGTGCTTATCGACATTTTTGTAAAAAGCCGATTAGACAACCTTTTCATCTCAAAATGTTTCGAATCAGGTTATTATTTACCCTTCTGGAGAAACTCCAGATTGCTTTCTAAAAATAGAAAGCTGCTTGGAAAATTTTTACTTGCCAGGGCCTTCTGACATGAGCGTTTCTGCCCCTTTGTTTGGCTCAGGGGCATTGCCATCGCTTGTCGCTTCAGCAGGAATTTCTTCTGCATCTGCGCCGAAGTTGACAGCGATATCTCTCTCCTCAGAGGCATCCAAAGGTATAGACGATTCAGCACTCTCTATTGGACCGGCAATCATATTATTAGCCGCTTGCTCAAGTAGACTAACGGAGCCGGCTGCGCCCTCAAGAAGCGCTTTGTTCTTCTTTTCATCCAATCCACGTTTGATAGGTTGCATGACCATCTCATTGAAATCTGCACTTGGGAACAGGTCAGTTACAAAAACTTCCCGGCCACCAGATTTTATTTTGCGATGAACCAAAAGCAGTTTTGCGCCAAAGAATCCATCAAATGGCAACTGTTTGTTGGCTTCCATCTGTCTGATTGCGTGAGCCGCGTTCAGAAGCGTCCACAGGTCCTGCAGGGCCGATTCCATACCAATGATTGTATTAATACTTCTGGTTTCGAACCGATACGGCATTGTGGACAAGTCACATGTCGGGAAAACTTTCATCAAACCAAGAGGTTTGCATTTTCCTGAAGCGAAATCAGGACAATTTCGATATAGGCATCCTGAAACACCATCGAATTCCCTATCCACCCATACGCGCTCGTTGTTTCCATCAAAGGTAAGGTATCGTGCCGGCGTTCCTTCACCTTCACTTCGGCACAATAACCCTTCAGTAGATGAGAACATTGCCAACGAACTTTCCCAAAAATCTTTCGGGGAATGAAACAAGCTGACAAATTCCAATATTCTTGGAGTTTTGCTTTTCTTGTTTTGCGCTTCAAGAGATGATTGGGCTACTGAATTGGTTATCCATTTTTTGATGGCAACCTCTTTTTTGCTCGCACCAATCTGTTGTGTTTCAGTTACCTCTTTCAGCATTCTGAAAAATCCTGCAGCAACCGGATGATTGGTTGTGTTTGGCGGTTCTCCTGGGCCATATCCTGTTGATATCTTTCCGCGATACCGGGTAGCATGGTTCAGTGAACCGTCTACATTGTGCGTAAGACCTTTGATCATTTTTTTACCTCTCAGGAAAAAAAAGAAATGCAGGGGGATGGACTTGAACCATCGTACACCATGCTTTAGATTGCTCATATCAGCATAGATCTAAGGACCGGCCAACTGGACCACCCCTGCTTGACAAATTAGAATGGCAATGTATCTTCTTGAACAGTGTCGGGCGTAATAACATCCTGGGCTGTCTCAGGAGTTTCCTGCTGAGGAGCCTGACCCGATGATGCTGTTTCTCCGGCACTGGAAAAGTTCAACTCTTCCTGTTCTTCAGGAGAAGAATCAGATTGCGAACTTCCAAAACCATTTTGTGGTGCTTGTTCGGCTGGGCCGTTCGAAACGCTTTTGTCACCTTCTTTGAATCTGCGCATATTGACGAGGTTCAAGGTCGGTCGGTTGTTGTACACGCTATCGTCGAAAGTACATACCACGCGACCCTTGAGCGCATGGTCTTTCTTAAGTTCAAAGCTTCCGTCTTCGTTCTCGGACCACTCTGTTGAGAATTTATCGACAACGTTGTCAAGTTCCAACTTGAAGTTGTCAACTCCAAGAAGGGCGCACAGGCGTGGCTTTGAAAGCTTGAACATGTTGGAAACGTCATCTTTTGTTGCTTTTGGCGACGGCCACACGGGCACATTAACGGTGATATAATCACCTTCTGACACTTGTGATGTTCCAAACCCCTTGCAGACTTGCATGCTTGCTACAAGATTGATTCCGCCTTTGGAAGATTTTGCCAAAGTTGGGCTGATAATTACTTCATTGTTGCGTTTCTTATTCCGAAAACAGAAGGTAGACACCTCCATAACGTATGTTCCGGAAGTTGTGATCAACCTGCTTTGAACCTGATCCTTGCCTGAAGTGTCATCAAACTGTTGCGACACAGCTTCATTGTTCTGGAAACCGGAAAGATCAATTCCTCCTACACTCATAATTCCTCCATGTGGGATGTAAAGTACCTGTCACAATTATGGTTACAAAAATCATTTTGAAATAACATAGGACCTGTCTTTGAGATGCTTTACAGAGCAATGTCCTCATATTGCGATAAAAATTCTTCAGGGTTAAAATTTGGCTTTCGGTCTACATCAAGTGTTGTATCAATAACGCGTATCGGGTCGTGTGGGTATTTACCTGTGACCAGATCTTTTCTACAGCCAAATTCAACCTTATAGTTGAGAACTTCAAATGGTATTATTGTCGGATTGAATATAGACAATTTTTTAGCAATATCGTCAGGAATCTTTTTGGTATATGCGTTAATCACCTGGTTATCTGATACTTGAATTTTATTCGCCATATACACTTCAATAAAGTCCCCATCCGTACGAGCATCGCTATTAAAGGTTGAATGTATAATAAGAAAGACAAGAAGATGTTTATCTTTCATAAATCCATCCAAAATCTCTGTTATATGCCTATTGACTTTGCGAAAGGTGACCATAAGCGCCTTCAATTCATTCAAATATCCATCCGCAGTAGGACACCATCCAATCGATTGATAATACTTTAAAGCATTATCAAGATCCCGATGAGCCCACGACTTGATCGTCGTCGCCCTTCCGCTTTCTAAATCGCTCACTAAACGTCTCAAATCGTTTGATCTTTTGCTCCACTTGAGAATTGAGTTCATCTGGAGTAACATCGAGATAATTCGAGCCGGCATATTTTTCATCCTTCTTGGAAACAAGCCATTTTGAAAACATTTCTGTTTTTTTGTATGTGTTTCGCTTGCCCCTTCTTAGGCAATTTCTTTCACATAAAACACCTATTAGTTTTTGGCAAGCGTCAGTAATGTATTTGAATCCGCACCATCGGTTGCTATCGTCATTTGCATCTACAATAAACGCCCGACCATCAGTTACGGCATGCAAATAATCAAAAAATATCTGCCTGATACTGCCATCTGTAAATTCATCTTCACGTATTAATTGATCGATTCCGATATGGCTCATAATGCCTTCCATGAACCGCATATCACCCAATGACTCTTCTCTGAATTTTATTTCCGAATAACGATCAAGGGCCATGTTTGGGTGACAATAAACCCGATCAAGAAATTTGCATATAAAATCGACATGTTCACGATTGACGTAAATTTTATTCCAATCGTTATTGGGCGGAATTGAGTATAACATTGTTGCAAGAGCAACGGACATTCTGAATATTTTAGCCCGTATTTCTATATTGACAAGTTGTGATGAACTATGAAATTTTTGTAAAAGGTCTGAAGATTTGCTGGTGATATATTCTTCTAATTCTGATTCAAGGATTATATCATCAGGTTTTCTAGAGTAGCACCATTTGATAAGTGTCTGACATTGAAATTCGGTGAATTCTGTTGATATTTGATCATATGATGATGCGAATTCTTTAAATTCAACATCACCTTGCCTAACAATATAGGCAACATCAAAACGGGAAAGAATCTCATCTTTCCCGAAACAAATATCTCTCAGCATTTCAAATCCGAATGTGTGGCTTGGCCTTGTCTGAGCATTTCCACGAGCATTGGACAGCATAATCTTTCTGGTACGTGCAGGGACCTTTCCTGATTTCGCCATTTGAACATCAGCAACACCGCTTGATCGACATGCGGTTAAACTGTCAAGTGACTCATAATTGATATTGGTCAACTCATCAATTGAAATGATACCGCCGTCGTTTTGTGGTATTTTCCCCCATGAAATCGACTGGTTGTTCTTAAATGATGTAATGCCACCAAGGAGCCCCGTTCTACTAACAGCACCTGAGCCTGCAACAAATTCACCAATTTTATAATGATCGTGAAGAAATTTAGATACGATGGTCTTACCACATCGTGAATCTCCAGCAATCAAGGATTCGACATAGCCCCTATTAACACTTGGTAACAATGTCTTATTATGAATTTCTGCAGCCGAAAAGAATGTCAAATCATTTACCAGAAACAAATCATCTCGACCAGTTATACCGGCAGCATCACCAAGAACCTTGTATCTGCGAGCCAGGTGGCCATCAATACTTTCGCCAGATTTTCTCCTGAACGACATAAGGATATTATGAATATCTTCATTCATTTTAAATCGCTCAATCGAAGTGGCAATAGGTTCAGCCTCATGTGCGAACAAGACGGAATATTGACCATTCCATGACGTTGTATGAACAGCTTTAAATTTGTATGACTTGTTGGCATAAATATCTTGATCCCCCACCATGTATGCTTCCATATGAATGGCTGACGTGGCCGGATCACCATATTCAGAAACGTCCTTGACCAAACGGACATGGAGAAGCTTTTCATACGCCAGGTCGGTTACATCAACAAGATCACACCGTGGATTAATGCCAATCATTCTTTTATGGTGGTAACGTTTTTGAGAATCAGTAACTTGCACCAGACCAAGGATGTTATGTTCTGAAATCTTAAGGTGCCTTCTATCGTTGGAGAATTCTTTGGGGATTTTTCTGTGAAAATGTATAACTACACTGTTATCTTTGAAGAATCCAGGATACGCCGGCATCATACATCGTTTACATGCTCCCGGCATTTTGCTTGTACCACCCCGATCTTCTTGAGGCCCCATTTGAGGACACGAGACGCAGAATATTTTTGGGTATTGATACGCAGTTGAATCAAAATCCGATACTGAAGCAACAAGTTCAAGAACCTTAGATCCGTCCGGAGAATACTGTTTTGCCATACGAGCTTCCTGTATGGTGACTTTACAAACAGTTTCACGAACACGATCTTCATTCTCGACATACACTTCAGTTAACTCTACCAATCTGTGAAATGCCTCAATTGCATGTTCATCAAAGCCATTTCTACGAATAAAATCTGTGAAATCTTTCTCAATTCTCTTTTCTTTCTCCTGACCTTTTTTGTTTTTCACGATTTTAATCAGATTTGGATCAAGGCCTTTCGGATTGATATCGCTCTGATCGAGATTAATGATTTTAATCTGTTTTGCATACGGGTACAATGAATGTGCCAGCGTCTGCTGGCTTGTGCGGCCAGTCTTATCAGGCTCATTGTCCGAATCGAATACAATCACTACTTCCTTATTGTAGAAGATTTGACGGGCCATATCGGCCCCAAAAACGACATTCACGTCCTTATTCGACTTCGACCCCATCGTAACCGCTCCCTCGATTCCAAACCCCAGGGCACACAGCATATCGGGTTCCCCCTCAAATATGTAAATCTTCTGCTTGGTGAAGTTGTCAATCGGTATGGGGCGGACTGGGAGGCCTTTCTCCCAATACAGCCATTTGTACTCGGTCTTCTCGGTGAACGGGTCATATTTCTTGATGTTAAGGCAGTTTCCTTCCGGATCGAATATGGGTATGGAATAAGCCCCACGGTCCGTGAGGCCGATTCTGAGCCGGTCTATAATGTCCTCGGTGACGTTCCTGGTCTCTTCGAGGTATTTAATCTTCTGCGGGGTATTTTTGAGCCTCTGGACAAGCCCATCGACCACTTCTTTCGGGATGGAGGCTTCTTCTTTCATCAGCTCCTGAAGCTCTGATGTCATGAGGTATTTGCTGCCCTTCTGCTCTTCAAATCTCTTGTTCAGAGCGTCGGCAAACTTAGCCATCTTCTCCCGATTGGCCTCAAATTCTTTTTCATCAAAATCCTGAGAAAATCCCATGATATCCGGCACATTTAGATTGAGCAGGTCAATTACGAAATCACTATATGAATCTCCATACTGACCACCCTTGAGAACCTCTTTCCAGTAAGACTGGAAGTTGCCGGCGCAGTTGCAACTGAAGCAATTCCATTGACCGGTCTTGTCATTTACTGATAAGGAAGGGTTGTTGTCGGTACCGCGGCCATGAGCTGCAGAGTTCCAGCAGTGGAAGTTGCCGCTCGGGCCCTGCTGCCACCCGAGCTTCTTGTACACTTCGTGATAACCCATCGTTTCCATGTACTGATCACTCATTCTGTAAAATGACCTTAAATCTTCTTTTCGAATTTTATATTTTGAACCCATAACAGTCTCCTCAATTGATTTTGGATAAAAAATCCCCCATGGGCATAGCGTGCCACGGGGGGATTCCAATTACTGGTAGCATAAAAAAAGCCACTTATTCAGCGGCTACATCATCAAGGGTTGGGGCTTTTTCCGGTTTGACTTCTGGGATATTCTTGCTATTCGCCTTTACTCGAACGGCTTTTGAGGTTGTTTTAACCTGAACATCGCCAGTTCTGAGGATACCGACTGAAGATACGGATGCGACTTCTCCGCCAACTTTGACTGCAAATTCGGTCTTTCCACTGAATGATTCTGCTTCGAGCAACTCAACGGTTACTCCATTTGACAATTTGCCAACAAAGAGTTCTTTAGCCATGATGTAACCCTTTCTCAAAAAAGTGTGATATAAAAAATAGTCATCGCCACTGTACTAGCAATAGCAACATGTAGTGGCAGGTGAACACTATATATAGTATTTATACCGTAAGTCCATGAAAAATAACTGCAAAAATTATTGTTGTTTTGCATGTTTTGTAATTATATTGTGAACATGGGAAAAACCACATATACACTATCAGAAGCGTCAAAAATTCTTAATCTTCATCCTAAAACATTGCAAAGGCTTGATAGAGAATGTGTATTAATAGCTAGAAGGACAAGTACAAATAGAAGATATTATATTAAACATGACCTTGACAATTTCATACAGTCAAAAAGGCTTGAAATTAAAATGGGTCTTATTGATGATATCCTTGAAGCCATAAGGAGATACGATGCAAGAATGGAATCACAACAAAAGATGGAACCCGTTCAATAGCTATAAGCTGTTGACCCATGTAGAAAAATGGAGAAAAATCCAAAGAGGGGGCGGAAAGATTCCAGCTCCAATACTTGTAACGGTCGATCCCACAAACGCCTGTAATCTTAATTGTGAATGGTGCAACGCTTCGTATGTTATGGAGCATAACCACCAGTCACTGTCTGAAAAATCTTTGATGCAGATAGCCGACTTTTTGCCTCACTGGAACGATCATAATGACGGCGTAGGTGCTGTCTGCATTGCTGGGGGTGGTGAGCCACTCATCAATCCTCATACTGGAAAATTTATCGACAGGCTTGTTGAGAACGGTGTCGAGGTTGGTGTGGTCACTAATGGTACATTGATAGATAAGTTCATTGAGCCGTTATCGAAATGTACATGGGTTGGCGTCTCAGTTGATGCCGGAAATCCTCAGACCTATGACAAATACAAAAGAGGAAAAAGCCTTCAAGCGTCGTTCAAGCCCGTGATAGAAAATATCAGTAAGCTGGTTCAATATTCGAAAGATCATTGTACTCAACTTGGCCTCGATCGTCCCGCGTACGGTGTCAGTTTTAAGTATTTGCTCTATAAGGACAATATGAAAGAAGTGTTGGATGCCGCAAAAATAGCTAAACAGATTGGGTGCAAGAATATCCACTTCCGACCGGCCGGAACCCCTTGGGATCAAATTAATGAAGATCCAAATGCTATCAAATTTGACCCTGTTATGGTAACAGTTTTTAATAATCAAATTGAAGTAGCTATAGAAGAATTAGATTCTCCTGAATTCGGCGTCTATGGGGTAACTCACAAATTCGACTCCCAATTCAAAAGAGCAAATTATTTTGACAAATGTTATGCCATATTCATGACAGCAGTATTCGAACCACCTTCAGATACAAAAGAGGGATTTACTCTTGGTCTTTGTTGTGACCGCCGTGGTGACCCAAAGCTTGAACTCATACACAACTGCCAGGATGTCATGGAGATCAAGCTGGCGTGGGGAAGTAAGGCGCACTGGCAAATGCACGATGACATCATAGTGTCAAAGTGTCCACGTTGCACCTATCAGCCGCACAATCAGATTTATGAACAAGTTATTTTAAAAGACAGCATGACTCACAAATTCATTTGAGG